TGAACGTAACTGTGCAAGCCGTGCTCGGGGATGTGCCAACCGTCACTCTGCCTCGCCAATCGTCACTCGTGGCGGCGATCGAGGGAGACGTGCCGCAGGAGGTGACGGCCGGATTAGGCGGCTTGTCCCACAGGTTGTTGGCTGTGCGCACCGTTGCCGTCGAGCTGTCGGTCAAGGAAACTGCAATGGTCGCAATTGACGTGTTGCCCTCGATCTGGACGGTGCCGGTCGTGCCTTGCAGCAAAACCGGGTAGGTGCAGCTCAGGAATTGGTTGCCCACGACGTTATTGTTCGGGGCTCCCGTCATGCTCAGAAGCACGCCGTAAATCGTGTTGCCACTCGATCCGCAGTTGAACTTGTTGCCGACGATGTTGTGATGGGCGGCGCTGTTCGCGCTCAGTAGAATCCCACCGTAGGAACCACTGGTCGTCGTGTTGCCCAGAGATTCAATGTGGTTGCCGGTGAAATTCAGATTTTTGACGGCGGCGTTTGCGTCGGAGTAGATCGAACCTTGCACGTAGCCGAAATGAAGTCCTTCAACACTGAAGGCGCTGGTCGTCGTTGCCGTCGAAGTGAAATTGAAAAGGGTCGCGGCTTGCGTCGGAACGAGCGGGTTGATCGCATAAACTTCGGAGCTGGTGAAGTTTGTTGTATCGATAACCGCAGCACCTTCGACCGAAAGTATGGTTCCGATCGCATCCCACAATGCGGGGGAAACATTGGAAACATCGAGGGTGCCGCTAAGTAAGCGTACTCCGTAACGATACCCGTAAATCAACCCCGCGCGCACCTGCAATCCATCGAACTTGGTGTAAGTCGAAGAACCGACATCGATGCGGATAAACTCGCCGTTTGCCGCTGTGTAGGTTTGCAGGTTCTTGGGACCCGTGTTGCCCTGGTTCCCGAAGGCCCCCACGGTGAATTTATTGGATGAAGCGATGTTAAGGATGTCCGCGGCGCCGTTGAGCATCCACGCGCATTTATCGACACAATAAATCAAATTGTCGCCAAGAACAACGCGGCCGAGCCCGGACGAAGCAGCGCTCGAATCGACCTTGATAAGCTGAAAAGCATTGGCGATGCGCAACTTGTTCAGCCACACGTTGACGAACACCGAGCTTTCAAACAGGGCCGGATAGGTCAGTGGCGTCGTTTGCGAGTTGTCCTGTGCGGGCCAGAAGAACCCCATGTCCGAAACTTCAACGCCGTCCATGCCGCCGAACACGGATGTCGAAGTGTTGGAAATGAAAAAATTAGTTCCGCCATTGAAGGGAAACTCATTCAGGCTGGACGGCCCGTCGCCGTAAAATTTAATGTGGTTGAGTGCAATAGCCGAGCTTTGCGAGGCCAGCCAATACGTGCCGGACGGCGCGTACACCGCAACATTCGCCGAGATCGCGGCAGAAACGGCATTGGAAACCGCCGTCGTGTCATCCGTGCCGTAGCTGAATTGGCCGCCGACCTGATACGGCACGAGGTTGAGCTCCGCCCCGGTGCCGCCTCCTCCCGTCGTATTGACAGGATTGGAGGGCAGAACCGAGCAATTGCCCGGCGTGACACTGGCAAGAACCGCCGTGACGGCATTGCCCGACACCGTGACGGAGAATTGCGGTTGCGTGATGCATGTTCCGCCGGTCACCGTGAGGGTTTGAGTACCGTTAGTGTAACCCGAGCCACCCGTCTGCACCGAAGCGCTCCAGGTGCCGGACCACGGCGTTGCCAGCGTCGTAGCGAACGAGAGAGTCCAGGAATTGCCCGAGCAGCCCGTGATGGTTCCTGCCTGCGGGACGCCTGCGGCACCCGAGCCGTGCAGGATGATGTATTTGCCGGTGTCTCCCGACACGCAATTCGCCGAAGCGCTGGCGAGAGTCGAAGTGCCTGCCGCGATCGTGCCGTCGCTGTAGCTTACCGTGTCGCCCTTCGCGTTGTACGGGGGCGCCTTGACGTTGATCGTCGAAGCGACGGGCGGAACGCCGCAATCCTTGACCAGCGTGCCGGATGTATTGTTCCAGCAGACGAGATCGCCTGAAACTGTCGTTCCAGGTCCGGTAATGCCGCCGACCGTGTAGGGGAAATTATATGTGACGCCGTTGATGTTGAAGGCGAGCGGAACGGCCGAAGCGCCATTGTAGGAAAAGACCGAGAGTGTTGCCTGCGTGGGGGTGATCCCCAGGCACAGCGCCGAATAGGCTTGCGTGATCGGCGCCGTGTTCTGGCAGATGCCTGGCCCTTGCGTCGTTACGCCGATGCTGGACAGGAAGCCGGAAGCAGCCGTGCCGGCGTCGATCACAATGCCCGGCGCAATCCACATGACCGCGTGACCCGGCGTGACATTGCCGGATTGCTGCACGGGTTGCGTGTGCGCTACGCCCATCAAAGCTAACAGGGATGCGACGATTGTCGCTATTTGACGCGATTTGACGCGATTTGTCGGAGATGCAAAGATGCGGCTCATGAGAGGTCGATCGCCGTTATGTATATGTCCGCCGTCGCCAGCGTCGGTTGTGGCGTCGTCAGCGAAAACCAGATGTTCATCAGCCCGCCGATCTGACCGAGCACGGCAGCGGAGAACCGCGTGTTGTTGGCGTATGAACTGAGGAACGGCAATAGGAGGCTGTTCGATCCGGTCAACGCGGCGTAGGATTGTGTGGCGGCAACGATCGGCGTGCCGCCCTTGGACGGCTGCGGATAGAACCCGCCTTGCGCCGTTGCGAGGCTCATCGAGGGGTTGGTGACGATGATGCTCACCAGCATGAACGCGGTAATGTAGAGCGGAATAGGAATCGGCTGATCGAATGTCGTCGAGAAGTTGACGCTTTTGGCGGAAGCGATCACGCGCGCGTAAGTTGGAGCGGCGCCGAAATCACCGATCACGCCATTCGTAACCCAGGAAGTTAGATGCCCTGGTGTTACGAGTCCACTTTGAAGGACTGCGCCACTCATGGATTGTCGAACTCGATGCCGCCGCCAATCGTAGTAATCGATCCGGTTGATGCTGAGCTGACAACCAGCAGATCGTAAGACTGTCCGGCAGTGCAAGCAGATGTGTGCGTCGTATCGTTACAGGTTGTTGCCGGACCTGTTATGGTGCAGGTTATTTGATTTGAAGGCGTAGCGTTATTGATGCGCCATGTGGCTGTAAGGGTTTGCCCGGTAGCGGGCGCCGTCGAAACGAGATAGAGATTTTTGAAAGTGCCGCCAAATGGGCACAGCCCTTGAATGGCTGCTTCGGTTGTTGCCAAACCAATGAGGATGTAAGCGGTGGTATTTTGAGGCAGCGCAGTGGCGGCGCTCGACATCGGAATGATTTGGCGCGTTGAAGCCCACGAGCCTGTTCCCGAGCCGTTCGTTTGCAGGAATTGAAGGTTCGTGCCGCCTGTCGGCACTTGAGATTGCGCAAGCGAGCCGGTCAGGTCCCCAAAACCAGCCTGCGAGACAGTGCCGCTGCCGTTTGCTTTAAGCGCCCCATTGACGGAACCAGCTCCGCCGTTCGCCGCTGGTAGAACCCCTGTAACGGTTGAGGTGCCGAGTGCAAGCGTGAAGCCTGTCCCGGTGCCGCCTGTTGTCAGCGTCCCAACTGCCGTCAAGGACGAAGTTACGACATTCGTGGCAAGCGTGGTACCGGTAAGCGTGCCCGCCGCGGCAGGGGCGGTGCATGTCGATCCAAGCGTGCATGTCTGCCCGTTGACTGTCGTAGCGGGGTTCACAAGATCGGCGTTGGTGACGAGCCCTGTGGCCGTGAAGCTGTTAATGACGGTCAAGGCGGAGATCGTCAGGCCGCTGGGGAGCGTGCTCGTGCCGGAACAGACACCAGAATTGTTGTACAGCAACTGCCCGCTGGACGGAGGGCCGCAAGCATTGATGATGTCTTGCGCGGTGAGAACGGAACCGCCTGTCAGGCGGACAGGATTGGTTTGCGCATAGGCGATCGCGGCGCCGAACAGGAGGGCGCTGAGGAAGTAGAAAAAGGAAGGACGCAATTTCATTTTTGTTCGGGTGCAATGATCGTTCTTATGACCAATCCTGTATCCGCACGCCCACATCGCATGTGAGCGCAGCCGCATTGGCGACCGTAACGTTGATGTAAATCGTTGCCGCCGTGAGCATAGTCGTGGCGACACTGCCGGCAATGGTTGAGTTGATTATCACCGAGGATGATGTCGCTCCGGTTATCGTCGCTGCTGCCACGATATTCGTGCCGCTCGCGCTTGCCCCGGTCCACAAACCAAGGGCGGCGAGAATTGGCGTGGTCGAGCAATTGGTAATTCCGACTGCAACAACTTGGTAGCGGGTTATCGTAGCGGGGATCGCGATTGTAGCTTTGTCACCAGTACCGGAGCCGAGGACAACCGCCTTGGCCTGATAGACACCAGCACTGTCGAGAGCCGGCGCACACTGCATCGGCGAACCAGCAACAAGCGGCCATCCAGTTGTACCGCACCCGGTCGGCGTCGTATTAACCGGAGGGATTTGTGCCAAAGCTGGCGCAATAATCCCCAGCACGAGAAGCGCGAGAAGCGCGAGAACTAATGAATATCGGCGCATCAGCATGATCCACCTACGTTATCCACAATGGTTACCGCTGTTGATGATGTTCCCGCGTATGAAATAAGTTTGCAGGTTCCAGAATTTGTGCCGGCCACCCACTCTAATTTAGCAAATCCACCTCCGGGCGCTGTGCCACTCGCAGTTATCTTTGCTTGTCCGATCTCACCTATTGAAAGCGTCGCTGCGGACGCCTCGTTGCCGACTTGAGTGGTGCCTGTCACGTTTCCGTTGCCAATGTAACCAAGATTATTGGTGATACGGACGTGACTACCCGGAACGTCGAGTTGCAAGACGCCTTGGCCGCTGGCATGAACATTGTCGTGGTAGTCGAGATAATCGAGCCCAGTGCCATTGAGGACCAGGCACTGATTGGTAGTCAGACAAATGTTGTCATGAGCGACGGTGTTAATCGCAAAGGTTTGATCGAAGGTAAGGCAATATAAGAGCGACGAAATTCCACAAATGTTGTCGGAGATAATATTGCCGGTACCAGTAGCGATCTCTATACCAATATAACCATTCCCGATGCGGTTGCCTCTAATTTGGCTATTGCCAGAAAACGCGCCGTTAAACTGCATCACGTCGCCGAACTGGGAGGCACCCGATAGAATCGTGTTGCCCTCGATAATATGCCCCGAGCCGGCAAAGACCCCAAAACCTAAATAGACTGCCTGACTAATCACGTTATGATGAAGATTGATATTAATCGGAGCCGAGCCGCCATTCGCAGCATCGATGAGGATATTATAGGCCTGCGACGATGAGAAGTCGGTGGAATCAACTATCGTCTCAGACGAGCCGCCGTCAAAGTGGAACGAACTCGATGTAGTGTCGGCCACAAGTTGCCACACTACTCCAGCGTCGGCGACGACAGTCAAATAAGGCGCAACAGTCGGCTGCGTGCCGGTCCCGCCGGTGCCGTTCGTTTGCGTGAAGCTGACGGTAACGCCAGTTATCGCACCGCACCCAGGGCCAGAAATCGGAAGGGCATTCGCGGGGCTCGATGGGAACGAGGCGTAGTAGCCGGAATAAGAAATGGTCAGCGAACCGCTCAGCGCGCCGCCAGTCACGGTCCCGGTAACGGTAGCAAGGGCCGGTCCGCCGGCTTGGTTAGTTCCAACCGTTCCGCCTTGGATGGCAAAAGTACAAGCTCCACTACCGCCGCCGCTGCCGCCTGCCGCAACGCTCGCGCTTGCGACGCCGCGCCCGGCCTGCATGTAGTAGGTATGGCCGTTCGCATTCGAGAACACGGCGACGGTGCCGACCGCATACGCCGTCCCGGCACCACCGTTGTTCGACCAGTTCGATAGTGATTGGCTTCGTGCACTCGGCAATTGCAGCGGCCAGACCTGATCGAAGGTGGAGTCGTGAATACGGCCATTGGCTTCGAAGCTTGTATTACTGATGTGGCCAAGGTTCGCATAGGCGTAGGTGGCATACACCTTGTCGGCGACATGATCGGCGGACTGAAATAGCATCCCGTCGAGCCCGCCAGTGGACCCGACCATGTGAAACTTGCACTGCTGGCACGCCGGCCCCATTACCAGCGCGTTACTTGTCGGCAAAATACCCCCAGCACTGTTGCCGATGCCGGGAATGCCGGCTCCCCAAAATTGCAAATTGGATACTAGCATCTGCGATGCGTTCGCGGTGAACGGCGTCACATCGTGATTACAGTTGCTGATGGCCGTACCGGGCTGCGAAGCGCCCTGAACGATCAGGCCAGGTATGGCCCAGGTGAGACCGGTAAACGTACAGTTGACCCCAGGCGGCAGCACAACGATGCCGCCCGATCCATTACGGGCGTAGCCGACCTGATTAGCCTGCAACGCAGCATAGAGATTGGCGAATGCGGTGTCGTTGTTCGTCGACCCGTCACCCTTGACCCCGAACCATGCAGCGCTGACCGGCGTATCCGGTGTGCACGCCCATCCGGTCGTGGTGCCGGTGACGCGGGCGGTTATCTGGCCAACGGTGCTGCAAAATAGGCTGTCGAACCAATTCGAGATCGTATCGCCCTTGCACCCCGCAGGCGTCGCCCCATTAGTGCCGAGAAGCTGGTTGGGACCGGCACCGCAAACCGAAGGAATTGAACTGGCGTTGACGCCCGAACTTAATTCTTGCGCCGAGGCTGAGAGAGTGAGAAGAAGACCTGCAATTGCGCCAATAATAAATTTCATCAATTCACCGTGCCGCGAATGAATCCGACCGTGGAGAGCGTCAATGTCGCGCATGCCGTAGAGCTGATAACTGCGATGATGCCGGTAGAATACGCCACCGGATACGATGGATACGTAATCGATCGCGAAGAGCCCGCGCCGATATCGACGCATTCAACCATGGCATTGGCGGTCGATCCGTTGCCCGCGGTCGTTGCTCCGTTCGACGGCACGGTTTTGGTGTTGAAAACCATCAACCAGCAGGCAGCGGTGCATTCGGCATAAATACCGAAAAAGTTGCCGTTGGTTGCCTTGAGGACACAACTCGATACTGCCGAGCCGCATGTCACGTCGATCAGCGTTACGTTGGGAGGCGTGAGCCGGACTTGGCTCTGTGCCTGCGCGTCAACCGCCCACACCAAGAGGCAAAAAACAGCGAAAAAGCTGCGAATCACTTCCGCCTCACGATCCAATTGACGACAATTACAAAAACCGCGTAGCCGCCGAGCCCCACAAGCTGCTCGATTGTCGGCGTATGAGGCACGACAGTCATCGCGAGCCAGAAGACCGATATGACAGTCAACAGGCTGAACAGGTTGCCGAGAGCGATGATAGTCTTCTGGGAGAGCGGCTTGAGCAGCAACAGCAGGAAGTCGGCGGCGCGCTCGGATGCGCCCGAAGATTCAGGCGTCGGAACGTCGGGTTCCTCGACCACTGTGAACTTCGGTGACGCCACGCCTAGTCTCCTCGATCGCTTGCTGGAAATCAGCCATGGTAGAGCCGGAAGGCTCAGATTCTTCGTTCCCCTTATCCTTTTTAAGGGTAGCATAGAGCGTCGTTAAAGCCTTTAAAGCGTCTATGCGCTCGGGCAACGGCGTTTTGTCTTTCATCGCTTCCTTGGCGATGGAAAGCCCAACAGATTCAAGATCGGATCGGAAGGTCATTGTTGCTTTAGCTGTCCTTCAACAGCAATCATGCTTTTCATGGAATCAATAGCCGCAGCATTGACCTTATCCATCGATTTGGAAAGCGCTTTGACAAACGCAGGACGCGTCAAAACCTGCGCCGCTATGCTAGGACCAACAAAATTCAAAGCCGCTGCTCCCATCGCCGCTGCCCACTGTCCGGTAACGGCAAGCGTGACGGGCATTGCCGACTGCGCAAACAGCGGTCCCGCTACGTTGCTTTTAGACGTACTGGCAAGTTTGTCCCAAACACTCATCTTTTGAGCTGCCAACACCAGATCATCAAACGCTTGTTCCAATGTAGCGTTGCCCGTTGTTTTGAACAACATGTTCTTGGCGTCAGGCGATAGGTTTTTATAGTTAGTCAAAAATGTGCTCAATGAAAAACCTTCCATGTCGCCCAACTTGGAAGGATCGCGATTGCCCATATGAGACAGAACAGTTGCAGCGAGATCGCCTTGCTTCGCTTTGCCGAGCGAATGCCACACAGTTTCAAAAGCTTTCAAGTCGGCGGGGGCTTTGATGCCCGCTTGCCCGACGAGGATATTATAAACTTTCTCGGCAGCAATGGGCATTTCGCGAGTGCCCAATAGTTTCTTAAACGCCGTGCGATAATCATCCATTGCATCTTTGTATGTAGCTTTAGCGTAATGCCAATCTTGCAGCACGTCCTTATTGCCTAAGGATTTAACCGCTTCCTCAATATCCTGATCCAACGCACGCTGGACTTGGCTGATCTGAGCCGCGTTAACAGATTTGTCGTATCGCGGCGATAACATTTCACCAAACTTAGATTTCAAAGCTTTCATGTCAGCAAAAGACAGCATGCCTCCCGTCGAATCCAATAAAGTCTTTACTTCCGTCAATTCAGGAGAATCCGTTATGTCTTTGACTTGTTTCGTTGATGCCGCTCCGACAGGTTTCAGAACGGCATTGAGCAAATTATTAGATTTGAACATATCGGCCGGACTGAACGCCTGCTGAATCGCGTTCATAATCTTACCGGCTTCGTCTTTGCGTTGTTCCCATCCGGTAAGCAGGGTTTCTTGCAGTTCGTGCCCCGTATCGTACTTAGGTTTAGGAGCCCCGAAAGCCGACGCGATCTCTTGCTGCTGCTTTGTAAACTGCTGAAGATTACCTTCGATAACTTTCTGCATGCGATTGGCGCTGCCGATCGTTTGCGGCAGCACGTTCGCCTCTAACCATTGTGCAGTTTTACCCCCTACGCCCGTCGTGGCAGCGGTAGGCGTCAATCCAAGTCGCTTGAACGTATCGTATACTTCATCAAATCCAGGACGAGCTTTAGCGGCGGTCAACGTTCCGCCGGATAGTCCTCCACCTAGCATTCCACCTGCTAAACGCCCGACAGGGCCGGCCAATTCTGCACCCTTTTCGGCCCCTACGCCGCCGCCCAAAGCTATTCCAGCTTTGACAAGCAAGGATTCAGGTCCAATCATTGCAGCAGGAACGAACTCAGCAACGCTCTCAGCATATTTGCCTGGAGTTGTTTGCGTTTCGCCCCACGGACCGGTGATGGATTGAATCGTCTCTCTTATTTGCTCCGTCGTAGGCGCGAACTGAGCAAGAATGCCCAGCGGTCCTAACGCAGACGTAGCAACCTGTTGTCCGGATTCTTTTGAAGCACCCAGCCGTTCAGCGACGGCTCCGCCCGCTTCGCGCAGCTCGGCAGGAAGTCCCACCAACCCGGTAACACCTTTTGCCAAACCACGCGGAACTGCTTTTGCAACGTCTTCAATTACACCCGGTTCCGCATCGGCAAATGCGTTATCGTGGGCATCGAATTGATCGAACGGATTTGCCATTAAGGCGATCCCAAAATTTTATCCGCTTGTCCCGCGCCATATTTGGCGTCAAAATCACTTCGCAACGAGGGATTATTACGAAGCATTTGCTTAGCGGCATCGGGAATAAAACGTTTGGCTCGCTCATCGTTTTTAGCCCCGGTAAAACCGGCGGCTTTCTGCGTCCAAAACGGCATCTTGTCGATGTCGGAGCGATCGTCGAATCCCATCTTATATTCGCGCGCAATCCGATCGGCCTCATCATAACGCTTTTCAAGAATAGAGAAAAACGCACCGGGAGACGAAGCCTGCTGGTAGATTTCCTTGAACGCCTTATCGAGGTAAATCGTTGCCCCGCGTGAACCTGCTGTGGCGGCGTCGGCAAAAGATTGAGTAGTCAACATTTTTTGTAAAACTTTGGCCTTGGCAGCTTGCGACAAATCAAGCTTTTTCTCTTGCGCCACTTTATCAACCATGGCATCGCGGTCAGCTTCGGTTTTGGAACGCAGTTTTCCAAGATCGTTAAAAAGCCCTTGGTAAGCATCTAAATTCATGCGGCGCGTTGCCTCAGCAATCAGGCCAACTGCTTCGGGATTTTCTTTGGCGTATGCAGCAATTGCTTCGAGATTCTTGGCGCTTTCAAACGCTCCCATCAATTTAACTTGCCGGCCAGGCGGGATGAACCCTAAATCAGTAGGTTTCATCCCCGGATAATGCTCCATTTCATTAAACAACGCCTGGTCTATTTTTCCGGCCTCGCGCGAAGAACCTGCTACGCGGCGTCTTGCCTCCAGCGCCGCTTCGGTTTCACTCATACCTTGCGCGATCAACTCCCTTTCTATTTTCTGTTTATCGACCGCACGGTCCGATGAATCTGTAACTCGGTAAATACCTGCATAGTGCGCAGATTCAATTTGCGTTCTTAGTTGGTTACGTTCCTGTTGCGAAATGACCTGATCGGGATGCTCCTTCTGCCAGGCGGCAACACCTCGATAAAACTCCATCGCTTTCTGGTCGCCACGCTTGACCGCATCAAGCCAGCCGGTGCGATCGGCCAACGTCTTGAGGTCAGGTGCCAGCTCGGCATACGCCTGCCGATCCGTTTCGAACTTCTCCACCTTGTCGCGATAATCGATAAGCTTGTTCGCGGTATCGACTTGCCTTGCCTGCATCTCCAGAATCTCAGGCACCATCCCAAATTCCATCATAACCAGCGTTTTTTGGCTACCAAACCGGGCAGCATCAGCCATGGTCTTGGCTTTCCACGCCGCCATGTCCGTTTCAAGCAACTTGTTGGTGTCCTGAAACACCGCACGTTCCATCTCGAAACGGTGCAAGGCCAGATTAGTGTTTTCCTTCCACGCCTCGAAAGCCGACTTGTAGGCACGCTCATCGTTGTTGTGAATCGCCGTCATCGCCGCGGCGGATGCGTTCAACGCCGACGTGATCGGAATCCTGGTGAAAGCTGAAGCCAGCAATCCGAAGATCGAGCCAATGGACCCGAATCCCTCAAGCGGTCCTGTAGTCCGCGCCTTCCGCTCTTCGTCGGCATTCCATGCAGGAGGCATCTTGGCGATGTTGGCCGACTCGGCGCCGTACGCTTTTTCCATCTGGTCGCGCCGACGCGACAGCAACGAATCGAGCTGCCCCGCATTGCGTTCCATTGCAGCGCCATGTTGCCGCTCGATATCGGCGAGCTTCGTCCCTGCCGCTTCAGTCTTGCTTTCAAGGCCGCGCAAGAAATCAGGCGTGCTGGACGCAGCCGGCGTAGCGTTGGGAGCCGCGATCCAATCGGGAAGCTGAGTTTGTGCATCGGCCATGTTAGCTGATCGAGATTGTCTTGCCCGCGCTGCTTACCGTGCTCGTATTTTTGCCCCCCAGCGCGCCTGCAAACGACGCAATCGCCTGCATGAGCGCGTTGTTGTTCGTCTGGTCGATCCCCACCAACGCCTGATAGAGCTGAGACGATAGCCCCGTTTCGTTGATCCCGGTCTGGAGCAATTGCTGCTCAATCTGCCCCATGCTGGACACGGCCTGGATATCGACCTGGTTCAATTCCTGAGCCAGGGCGCTGTTGGCTGCCGGATCGGTCGATTGACCATTCGCCGCGTACTTCGACATGATGCGCGCCTTGGCGGCAGCGGTTGCCTGCCCCAGCGCGGCTTGCAGCGCAGGCGGCAACGTACCGGACTGAAGGTACTGCTCAAGTTGCGTGCCCTGGGCCGACAACTGCTGAGCTTGCTGCTCCAATTGCGCTTGCCCCTGAAGCGGCTGGTTGCCCTTGATCAGATCGAGCCCTAGCCCCGCCCCCGCGGCTGCAATGCCCAGAGGATTGTTGGTAACGGATTTCGTCGCGCCTGTGAGAAGCTGATTCCAGAACCCGCCTCCGCTGCCGGACGAACTCCCGGAAGCGGGAGCCGCTACTCCCGTCCCGGTGTCGGTTGTGCCGATCCCCGTTGCTGAGATGCCTGGGACCGAATCGGTGACCGTGCCCGACGCCGCGGCGTAATCCGCAGGATTGACGCCGATCGCAGAGCCGCCCGTCAGAATGCCGCCATCGCCGACACCGGTCCCCGTTGCAAGGCCGGGAATGCCATCAGCCGTGATGCCAGGAACGGCACCTGTGATCGCATCCGCAGCGCCCGCCGCTGCATCGCCGCCTCCGAACAAGCCGCCGAACAGTCCTCCTGCATCGCCGGCACCACTGAATAGTCCTGTGAGTCCGCCGGTGCCGAGCCCGAAAAGATCGGCGCCCAATCCGATGCCCGTGCCTGCGAGCGCGAGTCCGCCAAGCCCCTCCAGTGTTTTAGTAAGCTCAGGTCCCTCAAACGCGTGCGTGACATCGGTGCCGAGATTGCCGAAGTTGCCGTGGATCAGATCGCTGAGGAAAGACATTTACAACCTCGCAAACACCTGCTGTCGCGTGAACAGCCGTCCCAACCGTTCCTTGATCAGATCATGCGGAACATCGGTCTGCTCCTCGACGATGAGCATGTCGGCGCCGAGCGTCTTGGCCCACCGCGCGAACTCGTCGTAAAACCCCGATGCCTCGCGCTGGTACTTCTCCGATTCCGCCAGCACGAACCGTTCGCGCACCGCTGCTTTGTTGGCAATGCCGCCCGAGTAAGTCAATTCAGCAAGAGCCACGCCGTGATCCTGGCACAAAAACAGATACTCTTTCGATTCGAGCAGGCTGCGCAGCCAGCCGGCAACGTGCAACTCGTGCATGTCGAGCGCCGTCGTCAAACGAGGAATCATCCAGCCGCCATGTCGGCTGAAATCCGCCAGCGAGAAACGCCAAAAGCGAGTTTCAATCGTTTTCTCTGGTGCCAACGCCACGCCGCCACCAACCTTTTGAACCACTGCCTGCACCATTATCCTAATCCTAGTATCTGGCACGCCTGATAGTGCTCGTTGCCGTTAAACGTAATCCATTCCTGAAAATCGCCCGGATCGCGCCAATCGAGATTAAGCAGATCGTTGCCTTGAATCTGAAGCACGGCATTCATCTGATTGTGCATGGTCTGATGCCAATACAACCACTGGTCCATGTTATCAGGGTCCATGGGATCAAGCAAGAAGGTGCTCAGCTCCACGCTCGCCTTTTCGAAAACGACGCGCACGATGTCGTAGTGATTGGCAGCATGACAAAACGACCAGAACGGCCAATCATCCTTGCCCCGCGGTAACTCGTATATAACCGCGAGCGCCACCGTCAGCCCCGGTAACTAATCCGAGGATCGGTCGAGAACTTGGCGCTCACTAGCGACACATCGGCCTCACTGGTTTTCCACGTCATGCCGAGCAACACGCCTTGCTGCCCGATCGCTTGCGGAGGTGTCAGGAAGTACCCCGATTGTGCCGGACCGACAATCGTATAAGGTTGCGTGTTGGTGAATGTCGTGCCATCCGGGTTGATGCCAACGGCATCAAGCAAAGCCGTGATGTTCGGCGCGTTGTTGGTGTTGTACTGCCACAAGCTCCATAAACGGCTGTCGGCCTTGCTGAACTCGTAGCCGCCGGGGGCATCCCACAATTTTGATTGCACCGTCTTCACGAACCCCGTTGAAGGCGTGTTGAACAAACGGCGGATCGTTGTTCCATCGGTGCCCCACGCCGTCAGGACCGAATTGATTTCCTGGGATGAAATGAAAGTCAGAGCAATGTCCTGCGAAGCCGGGAACCAAATCTTGTCGTTCCACAAAAACAATTTGTTGGTCCGCGCGCCGCTGATCGGATCGATGATCGGCGCTAAGATGATCCACACCTTCTTGGAAAAAATCTCCGCTTTGGCAGAAGACAATTGCCCGTTACCGAAGTTGGGAACAGAGCCCCACACACCGTCAAGCGCTTCGCTGATCTTGTCGAGCGCCGCACCGCGGGAACGATACACGCCGATCACGTTTGCCAACAGGATGTCCCGACCGTTAGTCAGCACGGAAGCCGGGAACGGCGTGCCCACCTCGGGATCGGCATTCTGATTGGTGAATGTCGTGGTCGGAGGCGAACCCGAGGTCTGCACGCCCGAGATATAATTCATCGACGAATCGGCAATGAGAAACAAGAATCCATTCGAGTTGACGAGCCGCACATAATTCACGCGAAGAAACGCATCGCCTGAGCTGAAGCTACCGCCGCCCGAGGCGGTAGAAAAATCGGAGAACGAGCCGGGAGCCGTGAAATCCACCTCGTTGCCGCCCGCAACCCAGATGCGCCCCTGATAACTCTCGACTGCCGAACCCTGCACCCCGAACGGCATGAGCTGTACCGAAGCGCTCGCCTGACTGGCGCTATCGGTAATGACAACCGTATTAGGAATATTGGGACCTGTACCTGGCGCGTAATAAATACCCGAATTAACCAAGTTTATGCCGATAAGCGACCCTGGAAGCGGCGTGGACACAACTGCATAAAACACTGCTTGAGCGCCAACAGCAACAGACGACGGAACATCGAAAGCCAAAACCGGATTTACATAATTACTGCCGCCCGCTACGACGCCAACAGTTGAAACAGAAAAAATATGCCCTGCTACTGCGCTTGAACCCGAGTATACAAGCGTTGCATTAATCGAACCGCCTACGCCGCTTTGCGTACCGCCGGAAATAACCACTGTCGGCGTATTGCCGACCCGATATCCCGTCCCAGGATTGACTAAACTGATCGCCGTGATGACACCGCTGACGATAACCGCCGACGCCACGACGCCGCCACCTTGACCGCCGATCACGCTGATGTTCGGCTGCGTATAGTACCCAGCGCCGCCATTTGTCACCGTCACCACGGGAGACAACGTGCCGGAAGCATAGATCAATGTACCGTCCCACAGCCAATATCCATTAGTCTGATTGGCAACGATGATCAAATATTGCTGCGCCCATTGTGAGATGCCGACATTGAGAATCGACGGCGCCGCGATGGTGCCAGGCGCCAATATGGTCGTTGCCGCAGTGGTGCTGGTGTTGACGACAACCACGCTGCCATCGGACAAAAACACGCACATATAGGGCGTCGAGCCGATGTTGAAGAAATAAAAGCAAACGACGGTCGGTCCCGAACTGGTGTAAACGGCCGGTCCGATACCTGGGAGGGCGCGCAGATTGCGTGGCGCGATCGGAAAGAACCCATCCATCCAATAAACTTGCGCATCCGCCACCCCGGCGCGCGTGGTCGAGGTGTTAATGCCCTGAAACTGCTCCATGACCAGCGGTTCGGGCGCCGCCGGGGCGTACGGAGAAGGTTGAAGATCGGGGGGCGGAGAGGCGGTTATGGGCATTAGTAGCGGCCATAAATATTGACTGCCCGCCCGATTCGCGCCGAGCGCGAATATACGTTCAACTGCTTCTCATAAAGGTCCAAGTAAAACTTAGCCGCATTGTAGTTTTGCAACTCCAGCATACCAAGATGTGCAGAGAAATAAGGAACGGCGTCATCCCAAGGTTGAGGTAGCGCCTCGACACTTTGATTCGTAATCAAATCTTGTGGAAGGCAGTAACAATCTAACTCGTACTGATATGTTTGAGAGGGGAGAGGATAAACATAAAATGAACCGTTTACACCTTGTCCGTATTGTGCGGCCATGGTAGGTATGTATTGATATTGGAAGGGCCAAGAGCGGATTTGTGCCTGATACACTGAAAAACTGTAAACCGGTAAAGAATAACGATAATTCGCGTATATGACTGAGATTCCCTGAACCGCGAATACTGCTGAAACCCCAGGACTTCCCCTTAAATTTACTCCACTGAACGGATATACTTCCTGAGCGAGATTCAATACATTCAACGGCTCAGTCTGAATCGTAACCGACGCGCCCGTTCCCGTCGCATCCGTGATCGTCGCCTGCGGTTGAAAGTACCCACTGCCACCATACTGAATGAACACGTTGGCAAGCGAACCGCCTTGCACGATCGCTTGCGCCGTTGCCTGCGCGCCATTCGGAAATGCACCTGTACCGCTCGGAAAGTCGGGAGGCGTGATCGTGATCGTCGGGCTGTTCGAATATCCCGAACCTCCCAGGACGACGCTCGCCGTCACGCACGCGCCGGACACAGGCGTCAATACGCGGATGCACTGCGTGCGCATCGCAATCTCGCGCCGCGACCGGTTGATGTAAGTAACGATGTCCTCGGGATTGATCAAATCCTGCTTCTGCTCGCGAAGCAGCCGTTGCGTCATCTTCTCATAATCAAACAAGGTCTGAGGCATCACTGCGCTCCTTGCTGCCCAGCGGAGCGCTGAAGTCCCAACTTACCGACGATCACCGGATCGTTCGCCTGTTCGTAAATCGTACGGTTGACGCTCGGATTCGCCGCCTGACGGGCACGAGCGACGAACTCCTTATAAGCCTCGTACATCCTCGCTGCATCAGCCTGGCGCGCACCTGTCTGCGCCGACAGAAACGCCCAATAAGCCGCCAGGAACGGCACCGCATCCGTCCAAAGGTACGGGATGGCTTCGAACGTCGTGTCGTCCACCAGCGTGACAGGCCAGCATGTGCAATCGAGATAAAGCTGGTACGTGGTGTTCGGCGGCGGATCAAGATAGAAGCTGCCCGATGCAGACGAACCGCCGGATGCTGGCGGAGCCGCCCCTTGCCCATACTGACTCCACACAGTCGGTGTGCCGTTGATCGGAACCGGGTTGTTCAAATGATAAAGGTCGAACCACGGCCAATTGCGAGGCGCAATCCACTGCTGCCCCTGCCCAACGCCGAACATAATCCGCCGCACGTTGATGGCACCTTGAATACCCGCCGCATTCGGCTGCCCGGTGAAGTTGATCTGTGAAAAGTTATAGGCGCGCTGCCCGATCGTGCACGTCACCTGCCCGATAGCGCGTATGCACTCAGCCTCGCCGGCCAACTGGCCGCGAGCCTTGTTGATCCACAGATTGAGATTAGCCGTCGAATAAAGCGACTGCGGTGGCGCCGGTAGTTGAAGCAAGTTCTGAAGATCGGTCTGATAGGCTGTAAGGGCCACGACAGATAACCTCTCTGCCGCTCATTTCGTACGCTTCAGAACGGCCCTAAACCTTCAGCAAGACAAGAGGCCCGCCGGGGCGCGAGCGCTCTGTGTCGTAAGTATAGTACGCCTGCGATCCGTCCGGCCCTTTGACATCAGGTTCGCAGAGGTTGCAGCACCGCGAAGTCAGTTACGGCGCCCATCGTCAGGACGACCGACGACGTTTCGAAAGCGAGCGAGCCGTTGGCAAATGGCGGCTGCGCCGCCACGACCGGAGTGGGAACGCCCGCCGTGTTGGTATTGAACAAACCGCCATCGTAAATCGTGCCCACTTGCGGGGCGAGCGATCCGGCGCCCGTAACGGCGAGCCCGATCTGCGCCGGACGAGGCAGCCAAGCAAGGTGCAGCGAGGAAGGATTGAGGATCGAACCTTGCTGCGGCACACCGCCAACCGTCGTCACCAGCGCCGCCACCGTGCCCCAGCCCGCGGCCGCACCGGTAGTTACGCTCGCCGCCGTCACGGTCTGCAAGCACATCGGCGAAACAGTCGCGTTCGTGCCGACACCGCTAACCGTCAACGTGATCTGATTAACCGTCGCGAGCTGATTGCCGTTATTGGTGCAGAGCGCGCCCGCCAACCCGCCGCCCGTTATGAGCGAGAACGACAGGGACGCTGCCGTGATGCCCGTAGCGAGGTTCGGATCAAACGGCGACGGCAAAATCGTCGGCACCGGAGCACTCGGATAACCGGCGCCAGGATTGGTGAACGTAAAGCCGTTGACGGTGCCGTTCTGGATACTGCACCAGCCCGTTGCCGGGATGCCACCGACGCCATTTGCGTTGGATGCTGCCGGGGGAGGAGGCGGGATGAACACAAGCGGCGCGATGCCGTACCCGGCACCGGCATTCGCCGTGACAACCGTCGAAAAGCCGAGCTGGCCGCCGACGATCGGAAGCCACGTCGAACCGCCGCCACCCGTGACGGAGATCGAAGTCGAAGCCTGGACGTAGCTGCCGCCGATGCTCGTCACCACGGCTTCGGTTGGGCACCCGAGCAGATTGGCGATACGCACCGAGAACCCATCGCTCGATACGAACTGGAGCCCGCGCGAGTATGATGCGCTCGTTCCCATTGACCACGTGCCGGTCACCGGATCGAGATACTGAATAACGAGGTAAAAGCCCAGGCTGACGATCCAGTCGCCGCGAGGGATTTGCAACGTCTCGCCCGGAGACAACGCAATCCGGTTGGTGCCGGTATCGTAGGCAGCGTTGTTGAGTTCGGTAGGATAGAGGAATTGCGGGACTTGAAGGCCAAGCCCAGGCCCGGCGAGCGGACCAGTCATGCTGAAATCTCCTTAAAACTGGTTGCCCTGCAAGTTGTACCCAATGAAGCCCGAGGAAGGCTTGGCGGTCACCAGATCGTAGCCGACGACAACCACGCCCTGCTGTCCGATTTGCCCCAAAGGCACCAGCGAATAAAACCCCGAGAAGTCGAACGCAGCATCCTCGGACAGGTACATCGCCGTGTACTTGACGTTCGCGCCGACCACCGTGCCCTGCGGGCAGAAATGATCCGCAAAAATCGGAACGCCCGAGACGATGAGATTCGGGAAAGACGACCGAACCTGCGTGTCCATGGTAAACGCAGAGCCGGGCGGAGGATTGATCTGTTCAATTCCGATGAAATCGTTGTTCAAGGTCGCGTAGTCGCCGGGGTTCATGACGACGAACGTCGGCGCTTCGCCGCCCGCCTGATCGGTCACATAAGCGAGCAAGCTCGACATCGACTTGCGGGTAAACCCGACCGTCCCGAGAGAGAATGTCCCAGAGTTCAGGTTGATGTACTGACCCTTGAACGCCGAATTACCCTGGGCATTACGATTGATGCCGCCGTACGTCGGGTAATTCGTGCCGTTGTCGAACGCGTTGAGGAAGCTGTCGGGGAGCAACGCATTCGATGCGTTGTTGGTAAACATCAAGCGCGCCATGTTCTGCCGGGTCACGGCATACACGTCGTTCATGCGCGCTTTGAGGATACTGATCTCGCGATCGGTCGCCTGAATCACTGTTTCGCCGAAGGGGAGGGGAATCGGCACAACCCAATAGGCGAGATTGAATTGAAGATTTTGAATGCCGGGAGTGATGACCGGGTTGTTGAACCCGCCGCCGTATCCCGTGAATTGGCCTTGGACCATGCTCTGTCCCTGGCCGGGGATCGTAATTTGATTCAAACCGCCCGCAGCGCGTTGCGCGTTGCCAGTCATGTAGAATAAACAAGGGCTTCCGAAATAAATTTGGACGAACAAACGGGGAACGAATGCGCGCCTAGTTGTGGAAGCCAACTCGCTGTACAAAGCACCTGCGGCAGGAGCGACGCCTAAACCGGGAAGCGGCATTACCTAACTCCTATCCGATAACTATTTCGAACGCCGAAGCCGTTAAACAAAGAACAAGCTTCGACAACCTGTCGCACACCAGCAGCCATCGATCCGATACTGATCGTGCACATTTACTTACCTTACCCTCCGTAAGCTACTTGACACTTCGAAAAAGCATGACTATAAGCACCCTTGTCGCCAAACAAGGAACCCCAGCCATGCCCATCGAAATGAAATGCTTGAACTGCGAACAGCCGTTTTACTGCTATCAAAGCGAGGTTGATCAGGGACGCAAATATTGCAGCATCCAATGCCGAGGAAAGCACCTGCACAAAAAACCCAACGCCGCGAGCCGCACGCCGGTAAACTTCGCCTGCAAAGAATGCAAACAACCTTTTACGATGATGCAATCGTACTTGGCCGCTTACCGCAAAAGATTCAAAAAAGACCCGATGTACTGCTCGATGAACTGTTCGAACATTGGGCGCCGCAAAGATTCGGATGAAAGAAACAAATTCACGTGCCAACAATGCGGTAAAGAAGAAAATAGAAGCCGCTACAGCAAGCATTTTCGAATATACCGCGAGCAAAAATATTGCAGCCACGAATGTAAAGTTGCGGCGCAAGAAGTTGCGGCGTTCAAACGCTACGAATCGGGAGACATCAGCCGGCATATCAAGCGGAACGGCTACGTCTGGATTTCCGTGCCCGCCTTGGCGAACAACGGAAAAAGAACCGAAACTATGGAACACCGCTACGTAATGGCGAAGAAGCTCGGTCGCGAACTGCACAAAGACGAAACGGTGCATCACATCAACGGCAACCGGCAGGACAACCGGCTCGAAAACCTTGAACTGTTCTCGTCCCGGCACGGTCCCGGCCAACGCGTAATCGACAAGGTTCAATTCGCAATTGACATGCTGCTCACCTACCCTGAATTTGGGCGAGCCGCAGGATACGAATTGAAGCCGATTGGACATCTTAGCGCCGACCCGCCCCACGTTGATCGTTCAACGTCTGCTGAACGCGCGACATGAGCGCGCCGTCAGAAATGCCGTTCTTTCCCGCCTTGAGAAGCTGATCGACATACTTGTCGTCCGCCTGCGCCGTCTCGACAGGCGCCTCAGCGAAATTCCACGGACCAGAGCCCATCGGAGCAAGCGGCTGTGCCGGCGGATGATCGCGCTCAAAAATGGCGGCGGCGTCGAGAGGATCGAGGATGCCCTTTTCCTCCATGATCTTCTCGACGGCTTCGATGCCGTCCTTCATCCAGCCCTTTTCGCGCAGCTTGGCAATGCCGGTGTCGCGCATCTGGCGCAACGTGGTCAGCTTGGAATCCCGCTCGCGCTCAGCTTTCTCATCGTCGAGACGCTTCTGAAGCGCCGCGATCTGATCAGATGCTTCCTTCTTAACGGCTTCCAGCGGATCGGGCTCATCAAGCTCGGGAATCTTCGCGGTCGGATCGACGATCTTCTGCGCCTCCATGAGCTTCCTGGCGGCCTTCGGATTCTTCATCCAATGCTCGACCGTCGAGCGCAGACGGCGGTTCTGCTGAAGCTCAAGTTCGTCAATCTCGACCAGCGGCATGACGTAAATTCCTTACTTGCCGACCGTCGATCCCGCATTCGGGACATGATTGATGGGAAGGGCGCCGGACTTCATCGTCGCCGGGAGGTGACTCTTGCGGCCCTGAATCTCGATCTCGTCCATAGAGACGCGGACGATCTGCTCATCGCCCGTGGGGACGGTCTTCGCAGAGTTTTGGAAAATGTTGACGTTTGACATTTGCGTTCAACCCTTCTTGCCGAAGCGCGGACGTTCCATCATGTCGGTCGGCTGCAAATCGGTGGCATTCATCCACGCCATCGATTGATAATTCTTGCGAACTTCCTCAACCGACTGCGCCGACTTGCAGCACGCGCTCTCGGACATCGGCGTCTGATCGTGAAAGATTGTCTCGCGCGCCATGCTCAAGCCGCCATCTTGGGCGGCATCTGCTGCCCGCCTTGCCCTTGGCCCTGCATCATCTGCTGGCGCAACTGCTGCTGCATGTCGCCGTTCTGCCGGTTCTGAAGCGCCATCTTCTCGATCTGATTGCGCTCCTGCATGTTCGAATTGGTGCCCGGCGGAACGTGTTTGGCGAGCGCAGTCATGGCTTTCATAAGCGCTTGTCCCACCTCGGATGTCGCGCCCACAAGGGGGAGAATCTCGGACATCTGCTTGACGATTAGCCCCACCCGCTGCATTCCTGCGGCTTCATAACCCTTGTTCGGCGTCGGACCCGTAATGGGGCTCGCACCGAACGGCGCCTGTTGTGGCTGGGGTTGCTGCCCAGGAGACTGAGCAGCGGGCGGGGAAACTTCCGGCATGGATTACCGGCGACCCTTGCGGCCCTTCCGACGAAAACGCATCTGCATGCTCCTGTTTAAAGGGGTTGGATCGCACCATTGCGACTAGCGCAGTATCCGGCAAAGACTTTAGAAGTCCAATTAAAGCCCCTCTTGCGTTTCAAGCTTCTATGTATTATCAGTCTCAATCGTGAATCGACGGCGCCGCGAACAAGATTCCGAAGTCGAAAAACGGTACTGGACCGTCAAGGATGCTGCGCGTTACTTGAACATATCCCCCGTAACGTTTTACGGATGGCTCACCGATCAAGGCGTGAAACGTCCGGTCAAATTGTTCGGCAGCAAGCCTCCGCACTGCCGCTTCGGCGTCAATGTCATCCGCATTCCGATCAAAGAATTTATCGAGTGGGTCAACAAAAGAGAGGACTCCAACAAATGCACGCCATCACCCTGACGGTTGGCCCGCTTGCCTGGTCCCTGCTGTTCAAAACCGCCGAAAAGGCGCAGGAAGCATGGACGCTATACAAAACCAACAGTGAATCGGAAGTCGAGATTGCCGACGATTTCGGCCAAATCGTTCACGCCTTCCCCGGCGCGCTCACTGGCGGCATGCTTGAAGATTTGAACGAAACCAAGCGCGCACACATCGAACGCGCGCTGCATCAGGCGCGCATGCAGAACGAAGTGCAACAAGCAGCGGAAGCCGATGCGGGACTGCGCTTGCGTCGCGGACCAGCGATGCTCAGTCCGATGGGGATGCCGGGGGGATTCAACGGGGTAGGGAGGAACTAGCTGGGGGTGCGCCGTGAGCAAATCTCACAAGACATACGGCCCGGTCGCTTGGTCTAAGGACCTACTCGACGCTGTGCACCATATCCCGAGTGATAATAACGATCCCGAGGTCACGCCGGAAACCGTCAAGGGCTGGGCGGCGAACGCGCAGAAACATGCCGTTCAATTTCGCAAGGATCACGAGGCGTTGATCGAAGAGATTAACGCTTGCCGCCCGTCAACTGCTTCTTCGCCAACGCCTCACCCAGCTCGGGGTGCTCCTGCAAAAGCTTCTGAAGCATCGCCTGCTTGGCCTCGTTCTGCTTCCTGATGCCGAGCTTCGCTTCTTCCTTGTTCGGGAACGGCAGGTTGTCGATCACATAATCCGCCGTCACGATCCCGAGCTTGAACGACGTGATGATCAACTGCATGTTTTCATCGGAGAAGATCGGACTCGACGAGTGCGAATCGACGCTCACGCGCCAGTCCGCCGGCAAGTCCATCAGCTTGAACGATGTGGCGTCGATCGCTTGCAACGTATCGCCCTTCGTCCAATAGTTGCTGGAGTCCTTCGCTTCCTTAAGTTCCAACGACAGATCGGCCGCCATCGCGGCCTGACGTTCCACCGTCAATGCCTGATCCCGCTGCGTCGCCGAGCCCGTCTTGAGAAGCGTATCAGCGTGGACGCCTGCGCGCACACCTGACTCACCGCGCCCCTGCATCAACTCAGAGAAGCCGCCAAGCCAATTGATCGTATCGAGCAAGAACTTGATCATCGGCATCATTTCGGACGGAATGCCGGGCGTCAAATCCTGCACCTTTGAGTTCGGCCCAAGCTTCATGTAACCGGCATTACGCATCTGGCCGTACTGCTCGTCCGTAATCCCGTCGTCAGACATGAACGCAAGGATTTTATCGACTTGCAGCCCGAACAACCGACGGGCATCATCGCACCACGTAGCCAAGAGTCCCTGCGGCTCGATCAGATCGACAAGCTCGCTGCGCCCCCAGAACCAGTTCGACACTTCATTAGGCTGAATGAGCGTGTACGGATGTCGGTGCTCCACGCCAAGGATGTTCATGTGCCGGCCGAACGGTGCGATGATGATATCCGGCTCGACCATAATGATCGTCACGTAGTCTTCTTCGCCCTTCACCCACAGCTCATGAACATTGACAACATCCGCCGATACCTGCGGCCCCATGATGGCGTAGTTCGGATCGTTGTTGAGCTGCACGATGCCGCCAGGGAGCGGACGCGTATTGCTGTTCACGCCTGTCTGCAACTGCGAAGTCGAAAGCACCTGATGAAAGTAGGATTGCGGATCGGACATCGCCTGACCGCGCATGGCGTGCGACCTGATCCGGTCATACAGCTTGTCCGCCTTGGGCAAATGGTAGATGCGTCGCCATATTTCCGGCAACGTCAGCGTCACCGTCTCAACCATTGCTTCCTGGTTGGACAGCTCGTTCTCAGCTTCGTTATAAACCCCGAATTGCCACGGCTGCACCAACTTCTTGTGATAAGTGGGATGCTGATCCTTGCCCTCAACCTGCGGCCACTGCTTGAGCAGGCAAGCGCCGTACTTCAATCCCTGAAACACGCCGATCGCGAACGTCTTATCGGTATTGGTCCGCTCCCATGATCGCGTCAGAATCTTACCGACAACCTTGGCGCGCTCCAACTGATTTTCAGGGTACTCGCGTTCGTAATCGACGGAGAATTTAAGCTCGACGGGACTAAAGATGTGCGATGCCAACCGCTGCAAATGGACATTGAGCGTGTTGATCAGCGCCTTGGTGCCGTCATACCGCCCTGTCTCAGCAATGGCGTTGAGCAGCCGGCAATACGAAGCGCGCAAGCCGACGCTGACACGGCACTGTTCAATGAGTTCATTGGCAAACGGAACGAGCGACTTGTGATCGGTCGGTACGCGGATCATCCGCCCATCGCTCGCTGCACCCGTTCCACGGCTCGCGCCCCCGCACGGGGCTCTGCTCGCCCGATCACCTGTCCATTCAACGTGATTGCACCGCTGGAAACGCCATCGCTATAAGCTTGCCCATTCTCGGCAAAACCGACCGGCGCCTTTGTGGTTGCCTTGATGCGATTGAAAGCCTCATCCGCCTGCTTCGCTGCCATGTCCCCTTCGCGCTGACGGTCGTGCAGATCGGTGATTCGAAGCGCGGCCATATCGGCGACAGGCGCATCGACCATCTGCGCCGCCAGCTCCGCTCGTCGCTCCGAACCTTGCTCCATGGAACGGTAAAGCTGATCGTTCTGCTTGGTCCGAGACGACAGGAACGCCGGCATGACTACATCATCGTCGGGACGATCGGAACCGATAAATTCCTGGCAATGGAGACAATGCGTGATCTTGCCGCCATCCCATTTGAACTTCTTCTCGCACAGATGGCACTTGATCAGATAGCCCATCAGAACCGCCGGCCGCCAGATCGCCAAGCATTGCGCAAAGCGATACGTGCCTGGCTGGCCCGCTCGCTCCGCTTCGCCGCAAAGAACATATCAAGATGGTTGCGATTAAACAAGGCCACCTGATCGACAATCGATTCGCGCCGCTTGGCTTCAACCGATTCCCTGGTCCGCCGCGTCGCAATCAATTCCCGCTGCGCGCGCTCCTCCCAGCAATGTGTAGCAAGCGCCAACGCCAGCACGCGATCATCCTTCATGGTTCCTTGCGCGCCGATGGAATCACCCTCGCGCGAGATCGACTTCATCTCCCCGATCATGTCCAAAGACCGGACACGCACGATGCCCCGAGAGACGTGATCCCGCAACCGCTCCAGCAACGTGATCTTAAGACGCGTGTTGGTCAGGAAGTGATAGTTGTAGCCCGAGCCCATGGAATCGGGGCGTGTGTAGATGTAGGTGCGCACATTCTGGAAGATGTTGCGCAATCCCTTTTCGTCGATCGCCTCGCGAATGCGCTTGTCGTTCTCGATCTGAAATTTTAACGAACGCAGCTCGTTGAACACGGCCGTTCCAGGACCGTTGATTTCCAGGATATAACGAACCTCGTTGTTGTTCTGCCCGTACCAGCCCATGAGAGCGGCAATTACCCACGCAAGCTGACGCGTGGTAACCAGCGGCCACGCATACTCGGCCACCTGATCGACACCATCGGCATAGCAACGCAAGACCTGGATCGAGGAGCGATCATTATTCTCGTTCTCGCCGTAAGCCGGATCGACGCCGATCGTGTAACAAGCATCGCTCGGCTCGGGCTCCTCCCACACCTTGAGTTCGATCGAGCGGGCATTTGCCGCCCGATAAACGCCGAGGGAAGCGAACTCGGAACCGGCCTGGAACATATACGTCTTGAATTTGTCGCTAACGAATTTGTTAGTTACGTCGGTCAGAACGTCGGCAGAGAAAAACACCGCACCTGTCTGCTGAAAAGCCTCTTCCTCAACCCAGGGTTGTTCTTGGACCCGCGTACTACTTCCTTCATATTCCGCATCAGCGTCCCCCTGCTTCTTGGCAACGGGGTTCATCTTGCGCCGAATCCACGCAAGCTGCTCGGGCGTCACTTCATGCCCATACAGTTCCTTAACTTCCCGTATTTTCTTGAACTCCTTTTCGGTCGGAACCTGCTCGCCGTAGAATTTGAAATCCATTTCGGAGCGATCGATCCGCTGGGAATCCTTGGACCACCAGCCCAAAAATATGCATTTGCAATGCAGCACATCGAGACGCGCTTCCTTCCACATCTCCCACCATCGATTGAACCCGCGCGCCGTCGATTCATAAATGTAAAGCCGATCGGGATTCACATCCGATAACGACTGTTGAAAAGCTTCGAGTCCCTCATCGTTGTCCCACGAGCATAATTCCGAGCAATGGGCGATAGTGAGCCCGACCGATCGCCCGAGCGTGCCGGAAGTCTTGGACTTCTTGACGCCGGCCGACATGAACAGAACCTTGGAATCATTGCCAAGCGTCAAACCCGCGCGGTTGTTGCTGACGATGCTTGGAAATTTCAACGAAGCAGGAAGATCGTTGATCATCACTTCAATTTCAGCACGGCTTTCCGACTTGTTGTTATCCGTGTCGAAAACAATTGCGCCCTTCAAACCGTTATGCACGCCAAGAAGAAAAATGACCAGCGCGCGGATGATCGTCGAAATGCCAAGCTGGCGAGACTTGAGCACATAGATTACATGAATGCCTTCCTCAAGCGCATCAAATATTTGAGTAATAGCGCGCCGCTGCCCTTCATAAAGGACTTCGCCAAGACAAACACGTCCATCATCTTTGGAATTGACGTAGCAGCGATTCAAAAAAATGTAAAACGCCTGCTCGACCGCACGACGTTTCTTTGGACTCCACCCAGACATCACCGCATCCCAAATGCCTGGCCGGTGCGTCGGCTGTCCTCCAGGTTCTTCAGGACAATCTGAAGACGTGTCGCAATCGTGGACCAGAACTGCGCCGGATCGGCGGAAGCGTCAAGCATGAGCAGCTCGATCGGCTCCCCGCCATTCTCAGGCGGAACGATCACGCACGCGCCGCCGAACGGCGCCAACTCGTTATGCTTGATGCGCTCCGACATGGCGTCGAAGCGTTGAGCCAAACTTTGCGCTTCATCACTCATTTTAATCTTCACACCCGCGTCCCGCGGCACCGTGATCTCGATCATCCACAAAATCGCGCCAATGTCTCCATCCTCGCGGGCAATGGAAACCCCACTGTCGCACGCGGGGTCCGGTTATAAAAAGCGACCAACAAGGTGAATCAACTTCTATGCGATGTGCAGTAGTCGGCAAACGTATGCGCCAGTCCCCCGCAGCATAGCGTCGAGCGCGACACACGCCGCCTTGGGCTATCGTATGCTCCACATACTCGCCCTCCAACAACACAGAAAGATTAACATACATGTGATCATGCAACGCTCGGTCATCGTCGCTACGCAGGAACTGATGCAGATAAATGTTAACAAGTGCGTTGCGCGGCACTAGCCACCACCGCCTCAAGTAAGGTGCCTCGGCACCGCCAATAATGAAATCCGGTAAGCGCGAATCCGCCACTCGATGCCACCACATTTCATTTGTACCTATGCTGATAAAACGGTTTGATCACCGAATTGACGAAGTTGCCGACGCTTGGAGCGCGCGCACACTGGTCCGCTACATCCTCGGGCACGTCCAAGTAAACCGAAACCTTACCCGACTTTGCCCATGTGATCAACAACTCGCTCGTATCGCTATCGTATCCGACTTCGGACACCATGGAGCTGAAAACGGAGCGAGCCCAACTCATCTCGCCGCATCCTCCATTTTCTGACGTTTTAACGCAAGCCGCTCGCTAAGCAAAGGCACAACAGCAGGAGGAAATTGCTCGACATAGCGAAGCCAAATATCTGCACGTTTTCCTTTTCCAGGATGAACAAACGGCGCAAAACCCGCTTCGCGAAAACACTTGCCTGGCTCAGAAGTCTTAGCGCGACCAAAACTCGTTTTGTTCGAATTTACACCTGTTATAATTCCATCCGGCCATGTTACATCCGCAGCGTGAATCCAAGAACCCAAACATGCAATTGCCTCGCGAATCAAATCAGAAGATAAAAAACGCGTTTCATTGCGAAAAATAGTACATTCAATGCAACGAAGCCCATCCTTGCGCTCTGTTCCTTTTAACCCACTCTCCCATTTAGGTCGCCACCAAACAAAAACAGCAGAGCGACCATTTTTTTGCTCGGCGTAAAGACAATAGTTCCACCCCGGCCGCGTCCACATCGGATGCCCCACTGAAATCCTAGTATAATGACAATCAGCAAGCAACCGTCCTCGTGCGTCGCCCTTATCGATTTCAATCCAACGCATTTGCAAGTCCTTGTTTCTTCGCCGCGTCCTCCATTATTTCCTGAACGATCGGCAACAGAACTTCATCGATGTCTTCGATCGTCTCGTCAGCAAAGGCCAGAAATGGAATCTTCAGAATCTTGACTTCCTTGGCGTCATAAGCCGGATGCTGTTCAGGAACACGCCAAAGGATGATCCGACGCCGCTCACGCTTGTGGTCACCAAGGGACCTGAACTCAGCCTCGCATTCAGGCATGTAACCCGCCGCTCGCTGCTTATTTACGACAGGGACGAGCCGAGGTGCGCGAATATGCGCGTACCTGCCAGGATGCTGCTGGAAAAATTGTACGTCGTGATCGATCATGGCGTCACTTCCGGCCATGCCTTAACCACGTCGGGAATAGTGCTGAACAGAAGGTTGGTGTTCTGATACGGCAAATTGAGTTTGATCCCATCATGCAGGAGCGCGGGCAACCCACCGTTCCTGTCTAGGATAAACGGCTTCTTTCCCAAATTGCCGAACCGGGCGATCAATTCCTCGACAGAACGGCCGGCGCGATTAAGCGCAACCTCGTTCACCTCGCTTACGATGTAAGGACAGTTCCTCAAACGCGAACCGCCGATAACTGCCGCAACCTCTGCACCCTCGATGTCCATTTTAACCAAACGAGGATCGTGCCACCTAAAAGCACTAAGCAAAAAATCATAAGGTACTGCCGAAATCGAAACAGAATCCAAACGAGGATCAAACCACGCAGTTCCATCACTACCGCGCATCTTTCCCTGAATTCCTTTATGCCAAAGCGCACCTTCATAAATTTCCACGTTATTCAATTCATTAACAGCGATGTTATTTTTTAGCTTGGCAACTGATGTTGGGTTGGGCTCAATTGCCAAGACACGCCCTGACACCCCCGCCAGTTTCGCCATCATCACAGTGAACAACCCGATGTTAGCGCCAGCATCGACCACGAAGTCGCCAGGCTTCAACACCTTGAACAACACGTGACACAACTCGGGCTCGGGCAACGCACCTTGCGCGAAATAAGCAAGAGTGTGCGCCAAATCGATGCAAGCGTCGTCACGGCACAGCTTTACTTCCAGCTCTTTTTCGCCAATCGCAAATTTGGCAGAAACAATCACAACAGCTCCAATGTTCGCTTGATCATCACGTCGGTCCACTTGCGAACGGCAACCTTGGGATCGTCGCCCGTAACTTGACTAGCCGCCTTGGCAGAATCGGCGAGAATCTTGGCGGCCTGCTCGATAAAATCCTGAGTCGTTCGTTGGAGCCGCGCCACACTTCGCGATGCGTTTATAACATCGGCCAGCGCTTGATCATTCTCCCGGTCGCGCTCCGCAAAGACTTCCCTGCCGGCGGGCGTAATGACGTAATTGGCCTCATCCAGCTTGTTCAACAGCCCGCGGGCCGTCAAATCCTTGACGGGCTTCTCCCATCGCCCCACAGCAAGCATGCTGTTGCCGTGAGAGGCGATCTCAAGGATCGTATATTCGTCATCAGTCATTGAGCGTGCAATTTTCCAAATCGTTTACTTCATCCGCAAGCCGATCAATTTCTTCAAGCGCGTCTTTCAGCACCCTCGCCAAATGCACATCGTTACGCTCAAGCGCGTTCCAATATTCGTGCTCCAACGTTTCCTCGATGTTGCGCATCAAGTCTCTCCCTCAAAGCCTCACTAATCTGCTCGAACACGGGCTTCCATCGGCGATCCGGTCCTTGCCGGAAAACACGATGATTAGACCACAACTGATGCTCGCCTGTCACGCCGATGCGATAATCAAGCCCGAGGTAACTATAAGGAATCCAGCACTCGACACCGGCCAAAGCGCAGATATGCGCAAGCGCCGACTCGCACGTAATCACCAGATCGAGCCGCCGAATAAGGGCAATCGTATCGATCACCGTAAAAATGTTGGGCGTCAGGTCCCAGATCAACGCGAGGCAGCCGTTCTCGTAAAGCTGCGCATTGTCCTTGCTCTTTTGCAACCCGTAAAGCTGGATGCCCGAAACTTTGTAGAGTTCAAGAAACTCGGTCACCGAGAAGCTGCGATGCTTGTCGATATCGTTCAACGCACTGCCGGCCCAGCACACGCCAACATGGAAACGACGGTCAGGAATGCGCCAATTAACAGGTATATCATACCGATCGACCTGAAAGTGAGGGGCATCCTCGATCTCCTTGCCGGACAGTTCCAGGGCCGAAGGCAGACTGACGAATGTCGTCCAGCACTCGGCGGGCGGAAACTGATTGGAAGTCGCAAACAGTGTCAGGTTATCAATATGCCCAAAGGCGCGCTGAAAAAGATGCAGCAACTCGGGCTGCACCAACGCATGCACGTGTTTAGATCGCGCGCACGCCGCCGGAAGAAAACGCGAAAAGCTCAACGTGTCGCCCAAACCCTGATCGGCCAGGACGTACACATGCTTGCCCTCCTCTCCGATCCACTTCGGATATGGATACTGAAGATAATTCTTCAGCCGATAAGCAAACCGCGATTCGAGATGTTTGAACCCCAGCTTCCATTGACGATTAAAAGCGTACGCCATTCCCAGCGCAAACTCGTTCATCGCCGTCTGAGGCGCCAACTCAAACGCGCGTTGAGCGCACTGAACCGACGTTTGCAGGTGTCCGAGCGTGCGATGGATAACCGACAAGTTCACCCACACCATGTCAAGCGAACCGTCCAGCTCGGCCGACGCCTGTGCGCACTCCAGCGCTTCCGTCACCTCGCCAAGGTCGTGCAGCTTCCACGCAAGGTTGGATAGAATCTTGGCACGCAAAGTGATGTCGGTTTCGCAATTCAATGCCTGCCGCCAGTGCGCAATCGAGGCAAGCGGCCAATTCAAATCGTGATTGTTGTTGCCGAGCTGATAGTGGGCCTCGCCCCATGTTGGATCGGCAAGGCACGCATTGGCGAACAGACGATAGCCGTGATTGAAACGATCAGGGTTGTTCAGATCGTTGATCGCGGAAACGCCCTGATTGTAAAGCTCGACCGCTCTTTGCCTGTTGCCCATTTATGCTGTCACTCTCGCCGCGATCCGCTTCACCTGCGTCACATGAAATGGAACGCCAGTACGCGTTCGATAGCCATTCTGATTGAGGAACCGAGCGATCTGCCAGGGCGATTGGACCGTCTGAACCATATCCTTGACGAGCGCCACCACTTCCTGTTCCTGCGGATTGACCTCAAGGGTTGCCTCCCGTTCCGAACCGCGCACAATGTAACCGTACGGCGCTTGCCCGCCAAGATGCCCGCCGCGAGCCCGCTTGGCTTTCATGCCGTCAATGACCCGCTCGTGGATGCGCCCACGCTCGAACTCGGCCACGGCAGAGAGAATGGTGAAGAAGAGCTTGGCAACCCCGTTATCCGTCACCGGCTCCGCCGCAATGTCGAGCAGAATGACCTTCACGCCCCGCTTCTGGAGAACCTCGACCGTGGAGAGCGCGTCGGATGCGGAGCGGAACAGACGATCGAGCTTGGCAGCGCATACCACATCTCCAGAATCCGCGTCCGCCAGGAGTCGAGCGCCTTGCGGTCTTTCGCCGAGCGGGGTGGCGCCGCTAACACCTCGATCAACATACGCTGCAAAGTCGTATGGACTTGCACCGCGGATTTGTGCCAACCCCCTGAGCTTGCGTTCCTGCTCCTCAAGCGTCGTCCCATCGGCTTGCTCCTCCGTTGAACAGCGGCAATAACCGAGAATCATCATGCATCCTCCGTGTAGTGAAAGTGACTACACGACCGCCTTGAGCTTGTCAACCCCCAACTGTTTTTCAATCCACAAATAAGTTTGGCGCAATCCTTTTTCCAAAGAAATACAAGGCTCCCATCCACCAGTACAATTTTTTAGCAATGTATTATCGCAACAACGCTTGCTAACGCCAATAGGACCGGGCACATGAACGGGAACAAGAGTCTTACCGGCAATTCGACAAATCAAGCTAATCATACGGCTAATGGTCACTTCCTCAGTCGAACCGACGTTGATAGGCAAGCTGCAATCACTATTCATGACTCGCCTGATACCTTCCACCGCATCATCGATAAACATAAAGCTGCGTGTTTGTTGTCCGTTTCCCCACAACTCGACACATGAATGATCGCGCGCCTCTGCAACTTTTCGGCACATTGCGGCCGGGGCGCGTTCTTTGCCTCCTTTATATATTGTCTTAGGACCATAAGTTGAATGAAGCCGCACGATTCTTATTTCAAGCTTATTTCGCATGGCAGAAAGCAAGCGCTCAACGATTAGCGATGCCCATCCGAATTCGTTAGCAGGCTCCGCTGGATAAGCGTCATGCTCAGCTACAATTCCAATTTTAGATTTGGAATATACGCAGGAAGACGAAACAAAAAGCAATCTTTTAACCTTCATATAACAACATGCTTCTGCAATAGACATATTTATTAAGATGTTATCGCGCAACAACATAAAATCGTTAGCAGTAGTTTCCAAATAACCAAGGCCACCTGTATTTCCAGCACATTGATACACTTCATCTGCGCCGTCAAACACAGGATCATTAGCCTTTATATAACGCAAATCCGTCTTAATATATTCATCCGCCCGACTAGCTGAGTAAAGAGGACTATTGCGCGACAAAGCACGCACATAATAACCTTCAGTCTTCAACCGCTCAACCAGCGCATGCCCAATAAATCCGCCGGCTCCGCATACTACTGCTATTATCATTTTACTCCCCGACCACTTGATCACCACGCTCTGCAAGGCGCCCAACGAAACCGCAACCGCCTGTGATGAGAACTTTCATGCTTGCCCCGTTCGTGCCTCAATCTGGACGCGAGAGAAGGCTTCTAGGGTTTCGCGGGTTGGGTGCCAGTCGTCAGGAATCTGTGAAGGAATGTCGGAATATCGTTTACGACCATAACTAACTTCGATAACTGGACAATTGCAATTGGGAAGGTGTGCAAACAAACTCTTTGGGTAATGGCCGGCATACCATACTGCTTTAGCTGGTGATCTCCCCCAATTTAATTCCTCTATCCATTTCCTAACACCTTCCTCACTAAATTCAGCCGCCTTACCAAAGGCGCGTACCCGTTCCTCGTCGCTCAGCCCTGACGCAAGCAGCGCCTCCATCTGTGCCAGATGCGAAGCCCGCAGTTCGGCGGCAAGGGAGATTTGTTTAGTCATTCGGTTGGACATTTCATTTGCTCCCAACAGGTGTGACGCGCTGTTGTTTCTCTTTTTCCCTCTTAATTCGCCACTCGCGAATCAACCAAGCGCGAGCAATCTGCAAAGTGCGAATGTGCTGTTCCAACTTCGCCAAGTCGCAAAACTCGGTAGATTCGATCCTGATATCCGGCGAATCGTCAGATCGCAAGGTCACGTTCATTCTATCCTCGGCAGTTTGCCATGATCAAACCGCCAGTCGGCAACTCGTATCTGGGGGTCGCGGCACTTGATGCCATACACGATACCCCCCGCCTTGGTTGCCGTGATCCTGATCTCACGATAGACAACAGGCGTCGGCAGATCAATCCACATCAGCGTCGTCTCGGGCGGCAATGTCGGACTAGCCTTGATGCCGGCGGTATCGATGATCTCCCACGCCGCCCCGTCCTTGCCCCCTGTCAAGTAGATCGAGCACGGTCCGACGACCGGAACAGTAAGGGAAGCACCTTGCTCAGCGGCGCGCCAGGCAAACGGACCGAAGCCGGCGAATGCCTTGAGAGTCCAGTTGCCCTCCCAGCGAGCACCAAGGCCGCCGAGCTGATGCGCAAAGACGATATGAGAGCCGTCAACGTTGCGAACGTAGGACGTGTCAGGTAAGCACAATCGCCCCTCTCGCACCTGCCGAGTGCGTTCGACAAACAATCCGAAAGCACAGTCATTACGAAGTGCCTCCACGGGCTCGGTTGCAATGGTCAATCCCTGCTGCGCCAACGGCGGGTCCTGCCCGATCATCTGGACATGCGAGGGAGTAGAAGCGATCGAAGCAAGCCCGTGCGAGGCCAGCATCGCCTCGTTGTTCCAATCTGTCGTAATATGATGTTCGCTCAGCCTGAACGCCCACCACTTGCCGATATCGACACCAGCCAACGAAGAAAAGGCGCGCCGGTTATCAAGAGTCCATCCGGTGCGAAGATTATTAAGCGTGAGCTGGGCAGCCTCGCGCGTCATAATCTGAGTGCCCCAGCCGTGATTATGCACAAGCGCGTAACCGGAACGTTGAACGAGGATACGATCGACGTAGCAGCGGGCGGAAACGGCACCGACCTTCAGGCCATCTTTGACGCCAACGTCGAACAACGCCATGGTGCGATCGAACCAGTCGTTCGGGAGAAGCACGTCGTTTTCGACGAGTCCGATATAGTCATAATCGTTATCCAAAAGCATCGTAAGTGCATAGACAACCGCAGCGTCGGGACCGCCAAAAATATCAGAATGAAAATAAACTTCATTATGCTTACTTAGTAATTGATAAGTAAAATCCAACGTAGCCTTTTCCTTACTCCCGTCTAACCAATAAACATCACAAGCGTCAAACCGATACAAAGGCTTGATCGATCGCTTCGTCAACTCGACGCGATCCTTGGTTAGAAAGGCGATTGCAACCTTGTTCATGCTTGTTTCTCGAATACAAATCCAAGGTAACGAAAATAATTCAACGGGGGGTCCACGCGCCGCGTATGCGTCACGAAGCCAGACATTTTGTGCTCTAAATAAATCAGCAAAGTCTTCCACTCACGTTCCGGCAAAACAATTTTAACTTTTTCATGATCGATATTTAGCTGATGCATCGCCTCGGCAATAACATACATACACGCAGGAAATTCGTGATAATTTATTGTCATAGCATCCCCAGCGCGTGCATGTACTGATCGAGCAATGCCTCGCGCTCCTCCCTAGTTGCCTTGTCCTCACCCCTGATCTTGACAATCAAGCGAAGAACCGCGGGATGGAAACCAGCGTCCTTGGCTTCTACGTAGATGTCCTTGATGTCGGATTGCAGCTCGCGCTTTTCATCATTCAGCTTCTCGATGCGCTCGACGAGAGACGCAAGCGCCTGCTTGGCGTTGCCGCCGATATGTTCCATCACATCACCTTCTCAAGGTCGTCGCACCATGCTTTAGTTAAATCAAACTCGTCCCCAAGACAACTATAAATATACCTGACTTGTTCTAAAACAGAGCCAGCAGGTAAAAGTGTTTTATCCAAAACGTAGGAAACTACATCAATACTATCCATCCCAAACAACTCGGCGCGCAAGTCATCAACGAGATCATGCTGATTACGTTGTTGCCAAACAAAGGGGTGGCCGAAGTGGACGCACTGGCCTCGATCGCGCATGACGCGCTGAGCGATCAGGGAAGCAAAAATATCATCGTACCGCTCGAACTGCGGGCACATGAGAAAGCACGGCGCCAGCTCGCGCGTGAACGCCGTATTCTGCGAATTAAACACCGTCCAAGTTCCGGGCTCGACCACAATGCCAGCCTGCAACACCTCACTCACGCCGTGCACGATCGGATGATTGGCAATGCGCTCCACTGCGCCGATGTCGGGATCGCCCAGGCAGATGCCGGCAGCAACACCGATCTTAACGTTGGTAACCGGGGCGAAGTTCAAAGACTCATGCTTGTCATGCGGAAAACCGCGATGGGGAGCCTTCGGAACGAGCAGATCGCCCACGTCGAACCAGTTTCCAAAAGCTTGCAGCCCGTGGAAGCGGCCGGCGAAGATGCGCTCAAAGTGATAAAAATAATTCGAATTGATCGGAATGTTGTCGTCGTCAATCGTCACGATGATGTCAGCACCCCACTTGAGGGCTTCCAGCAGAGCAATGTTGCGCCGCGCGATCGTGTTCCAACCGAGGATTTCAGAGCACTTGTAGTTCAACGCTTTCTGGGCTTCGGGGGACAGATAAGACACGAGAGCGCCAAGCGATCGGCAAAATTCCTCGGCTTCCGGCGGCGTTTTGAGATCGCCTGCGACGAAAAACTTAACCCACTCGCCCGCGAGCGCCCTATAAAGCTTAAGGACGTGCGGGACGTTGATCGTCGTTGTTATGAGAGCGGTTTTCATTTTATCATGCCGAACATATCTAAAGCAAACAATATTGAAAAAGTACCGGCACAAACCCCAAGTATAAAAGCAAGACCTTCGTGACAATGCCCTTTATAAGAAGAGCAAGGGCCGCGGTGTTTAATCCTTACCGCTTCGTAATCCTTTTCTTCGTCGGAAATCATTTGTCCGCCTAGGCAACGAAATGCGACGCAGCGACAGAAGCATTAACCGCAGCAGCAAGCGCATTAAGATACATAGAAACTCTTAAGCCATTAATTGCCGAATCTATGCATATCAGCATCGTAAACATGCACGCGCCAACATTCAACGTCCACGCCCAAGTTGCAAAGTCGGTCATTTGTCCACCTTCTTGGCCCAATCGATATATTGCTGAAGAACGCGCGCGATCAGCCGGGACAGCGAGTAGCCTTGCAGCCTCGCTGCCTTCAACAGTTCCTCCTTGAGTTGCCTGGAGAGGCGGATGGAGGTGGGGAGGTCTTTGGGCATCTAATTCCTTGAGTAAGAGCCCGGTCGCCGCCAGGTACACAGCGACCGGGCCGCTCCCGGCCGCGAAGGGAAAGCACGGCCGGTTGCTTGTAGTGAGAGCTACTACATTGATGAGGGGGAGTCAATATTTTTCTAAAGCCGCTTTGATGAACTCCGCCGCGACTTGCGGGACAATCGCATTGCCGGCGGCGCGCAAGCGTCCCACTCTGGCGGATACCCCATGAGCCAAAGGGAAAATGCCGGATTTAACTGGCCGCGCTTTTCCGTCTGTGCAGGGAAGCCAGTCGAGATTGCTCCATGGGCTTGTTCGCTCAGCGGCTTGCCGCGTGCCTGTTCCAGGCGTTTCGCATGGAAGTAGTCGGTCCCCTCGTTGCTCTTGAAGTCGCGTGCCGAGGGTGTTGCCCAACTCGCCTGCGTTTGCAGATTCTCGCCGCCTTCTCCCCTCACCCCCGGACCCGTCGAATTGCTCGCCTTCGGAGAAGCCCATCCAACGAGATCGACCGTTTTCCTCCCGCTGTCCGTGTTGCCAGCTTCGTTGTAACCCTTTTGCGCTGGCGGGCACGCCATCGGCGTCGGCCACGAACCACAATCGCTGCCTGATGTGCGGCGCCCCGACGCTACAAGCTGGAAGTACGGCCGCCCCGCAGGCGTAGCCTTCGCCTTCCAGGTCAGAACAAACAAGATCGAGCCACGAAAGGCCGGATTGCGAAGTAACCTGCTCACCAAGGATCGTTGCCGGCTTGAGAACGCGGATGAGATGCAGCCAAGCGGGCCATAAGTGCCGCTCGTCAGCAAACCCGCCGCCTTTGCCCGCCGAGGAGAAAGGCTGGCAAGGACAGCTTCCAGTCCAAACCGGGAAACGATCGGGGATATCCGCGAGTCGCAGGGCGCAGCTCCAGCCGCCGATGCCGGCGAAGAAGTGACATTGCGTAAAAGGCTTGAGTTCCCAGGGCTTGATATCCTCGATGGAACGTTCATCCACCTCGCCCTTCGCAATCAGTCCTTGGGAAATCAAGTTACGCAGCCATTGGGCGCAATATGGATCGTTTTCGTTGTAGTAAGCAAGAGTCATTAACGCGAAAGGTCCCATGCCAAAGAAACAATAAGATGAACTAACAAAAGAACGGCGCACGCCAGCAACAGCACCATGCCCACCAGCATGATGTCATCGATTCCAAAAACGATTTTGACGCCGGTTGTCGAAGCGACAAACGCAAGTCCTATGATAACAAGAACGCCAATGCCGATCGTGATGTTTGCAAGGAAGCGTCCAAAATGGGCTAACAAATCATCCTTATTTCGCGGCATTGTTATTTCCTTAAAGATCGCGCCAATTTTCCCGGATGACTTTGGCAATTTCGGGCAGGGGGCGGCCATCGTCGTTCAAACCGGCTAGACTGCTATCTGGGCCGCCAATATCCCCCGTGCAACTTTTCATGCCGGCTTTAATCATCGCACTTTTCGGCAATACTTGTGTGGAACGATCATAGCAATACCGGTCGCCATATTGCATGCGTTCGATCTTGAGCATGTAGCACAAATGGCCAAGACAGCACCGCTTCCCTTCTCCGGCGTCAAGCACGCCAACAGCCTGTTTCCGACGAGGGTTTTCCAGGTATTTGGCCCAAGCGTAAGCTATATTGCGTTTCATTTGTTGCTTTCCTCGTTTTTGTTAAGTTCGCACCAACAAGCTGCCGTATGCGGCAGTTCGTTTTTCCAAGCAAGGTCCGAAACAACAAACGGAAAAGGGGTAGGCTTATAAACAAGCATTACATATTTCGCCTTACCCTGTCTAACAGAAACAGCATTTTTGACGTTGCCCTGTCTAACAGGAACCGCAAGCGCGTTTTCGAGAGTCCATCCATTTTTCAAACGACCATACACAATACTGCGCTTCAAGCCTAATTCCGAAACAACGTCAATAAGCAATTTTCGTTTGCCGTCCAATTCGACATAAACAGAGCGTCGCATATTACGCCGCTGCTCTGCCTTGGCCGCCCATCGGCAATTTGTTTTTTCATAATTACCGTTTACATCAATGCGCTCGATTGTATAATCAGGAGCAGGTTTTTTGCCCATATCTTCCAAAAAATTGGCAAATGATTTCCATCGTTCACATATCGTAATTCCGCGACCGCCGTAATTCTTATAACCTTTATGCTTTTTGTCGGCGCATCGCTGCCACATTTTTTCCCAGGAATGGCGCTCCGATCGCGTTAAAGCGGCGGTTGTTGCGGGTCGCCGATAAATCCACCTGTGTCCGTTAACAGCGCAAGATTTCAAATTTCCCTTTCTCAGCTTATCCCCGCGACAAACAACTTCTTGGCCGCAAGTGCAACGGCATAGCCAGAGAGCGAACGCGCCACCGTTTTTTCGGGGAAGTGAACCGGCGCGGCGTAACGCGGTCAAATTTCCAAACACTTGGCCGGTTAATTGAATCGCCGATTTACTATAGGCCATTTAGACACCCCTTCATTTATTTTCGTACGCGGTTTGCGTAAATAAGTCAAGGGGTGTCTAAAATTAAAAATTTTATATGCGGGGACAGACTAAGGTGCCCTCGTTTCCCTCTCGCAAACGGGCCGTCGAGCGCGCGAAAAAAGCTGCAACCTGGACCGCAACCCGACCACAACCGTCGCGATTTCGATTGGTGTAGTCGAAAACGTGCAGCCTAAAATAGAACACGCCTGGCGCGAAACGCGCTATTCCCCAATTAAATCAATAGGTAGCACGAGATTTTCCAAACACTCGGTGACAATCCTGTAGCATTGTCAGCGCCGTTTTCGCGCTCCGAGCGCGACAAGTTGACGCGGGGTAATGAAAAGCGAAGCGGAGCGTGGTAGTTAGGCGCGACGCTCGCGAGAACAAAGCATGTCTGACACGGAAGCAAACGCTCCCCTAAGCCACTATGCGAATTTTCCCGCCGAGACGCGGACCACACCTCCAATAGATCAATTAATACGCAACCTTGTGCCCTCCGGTCGCCACCGCGATATCCTCAATTTGCTCGATAACCGCGTCACCTGGAGCGCCGTCAAACACTGGCGCAAAGGCCGGCGAGGAACACCACGTTGGGTCGTAGAACGCTTCCAGGCGCTGATTGCACCTGCACTGGAATTACAGCCGGGGCCAGGCATTGAAGCCGGCAAATACAATCTGCCAACAATCCGCAACAAGCACCTTATCTATTCGCCAAACAAAAAAGGCGCCCCGTAGGGCGCCTTCCGTCTCACTAGCCGCGGGCTTGAACCGCCCAATCTATTTGACGGTCCAAGTCAGCCTTAGCCTCGGTTCTCGTTCGACCTTCGCCTGGAACTCACACGGCTGCCCGGAACCAGTTGGTGCCGTCACCATTGCTATCGCGGCGATGCTCAGCGACCTTGCATCCTTTGGCATCGTAGATCGAGCAATAATCAGCGGTGGTGCCGTAACTCTCGGCGTACTGGCGACACTCGCGGATCGTTGCAAACTCGTCGGTTGGTCCGCGGGACCATGAGCTACCGCCGATCCTAGCGGTATAGGGACCACGGTTGCAATTGGGATGGGTCATTGGGATTGTAGTCATTTTCGGTCTCCGTTAAAAGCGCCGTCTAACGGTCGCAACGCCTATTTGATCCTTTCAACTCCCATTGTCAAGCCGCCTGGAAAAATAAAAGGCGTCCTTAAAAGATGCCTCATCCAAACGGCGTCTTGCGCTCACCTAGCATGCCATCATCATCAGGGTGCGCAATCATCCATTCTTTGCCAGGGACACAATAAATAGGACCGCAAGCATCCACCGTGGAATTAAATGTAGCGCCGCACCGCAAGCATTTCCACACATGCCGCGACGACGGTCGGCCGTTGTGCGGCCAATCGCGAACTGCGTCGGACTTATTCTTGCGCGCCATCGTTGATTCCCTCCTAGCCCCATTGCCGCGCCTAACTGTGACGATTTTGCGACGAGTCATACTACAACCAACGATGTTTTAAAGCGTAACCAGCTCCCGCATACCATGCCCGCCCCGGCTTTGTCCAATCGGGAGGCTCTTTCTTGCCGCCTTGATGCCAATAAAACTTATCGGCTGCATAAATCGCTTTGCGTAATGCATTTGCTTTCGATCCTACGCCGTGTTTGGCCTCGCCCCCAAAAAGCACGTAACCGAGCGAATTAACAACATGAAACCCCATGTCCATCCCACACCCGCCAACTACAAAACCATCGCCGCGTTTCGCTCGCCTATACCCCAACACGGTTGCTACCGCATGATTGAGATGAATATCGCGTACTTCCTCCCCCTCCCCCCTCGCATTTCATCAGCACCACGCGAATCGAACGCGACATGCCAGACCGCGCGACATGATCTATAATCATGTAAACCGTATCTCCCGGTTTCAACCATTTGCGCAATTGTGCGATTTGCTCTTGTTTCTCAGCTTCCTGCTTTTTTGTCATAATTCCCTCCTAGCACTGTCCTAGCGGTCGCACCGCGCCGATCAGCATGAACCTCAAGTCTGCCCGACATGCGCCGAGCAACAAAACCAACAGCGTTTGTGCGAGCCATCTCACCACACCTCGCGTTCCAACCGCAAACCTTCCCGACGCCCTCGCGCCAGCAACGCTTGCATGTGCGAACTATGCCGCGCTTTCCGAGCGCTGCACTCCGTACGCCCGCTCTTGCCTCGATTATCGCGCCACTCGATATAGAGCGTCTTTTGCCCGCTATCGCTGTAGTGCCGCACGTACATCCGTTTGATTTTGGCGATCATCTTTCCCTCCCGATTCACAACCATTCGGGCAGTGTCGCGGAGCACACAAACCGAATAGGCATAATCACGCCAAACGCGCGCTCATCGCCAAACTGAACAAGCGCAGGCATTTCCTCATCCGCACTCAAAATGCGCAAAGCATGCGCTTTGCGTCCAACAAGCATCTCCGCAATCTTACTCATGCGAGTAAGCAAGTCGCTCCGAAAAGCCGGATAGCTTTCATGCTTCTCCGGGATGCTGGGCACTACGCGGCGCCAATCCGGGAACGTCCCGTCAATGAGACACTTTTCCGATATTGCAACCGTACTCGTAACTTCTCGCAAACCAGCATCGTTCAGCGCCACCGTCACCACACGCGCCGTGTCATCTTCAATCCGCACCTCGCGAGTTTCACCTTTGCCGGGTTTGCAACTTCTCAACGCTTCCGGCGTAAGCCGCACAATCGCATTTCGATCCGTCTCGCCAGTCTCATCGCGAATACAGATAAGCGTGCACCAATCAGTCGCAACAAGTAACACTCCGCCTGCGACACACGACTCAACATGCACGCCGCATAAATAAAAACGAATAGGATCAACAGGCGCCAACATCATGGTGGCAATCCGGTACAAATTCGCATCAAACCTAGTCATTGATTCCCTCCTATTTCGCTCCACGCTCACTTTCTACTCTTTCAATTCGCTCCCGTCAAGCCCCTAATCACGTCTCGCAACGGCGCAAATCGCCACTTCCTGCCTTCGCTACGAGGCGTCACGCGCACGTCCTTGTGCATGCCGTAGTCGGACACGCACTGGCGCGGCTTGGTGCGCTTCGCCCGTCGATCCACGTCGCTCCATTGCATGTTCCACACTCCATTGTTGCAGGTGATGGGTTACACAACTCGTCACAACCTACCACCACCACTAAAGCATTAAAAACAAACACAAAATGGAAATATGAAGCCGGTGAAAGGTTTTTTGCACATCGCTATGGATTCATGACGTATACATTGCATATTGTAGCCGTATATATGTATTAACAGCCTTTCGCGTTTTGCCTTTCGATATACTTTTAACCCTTCATACTATTCAACTATAAATAAATATAATAAAAACAATAACTTACGTATTTATGGTTTGGTGGTGGGTTGAAGGGTTGGCACCCTCTTCGGCATTCCAAACGGGCAAAACATGCCGCCACGGCCATTTTCCGTAATTCTTTTCCCATATTTTACGCGCTTCTGCTAATTCAGGAAAGCGCCACATACTGCAATCCTTGGTGTGAATTACGATGCCTCCAAATTGCGCCAAGAACCGCCCTAAGCGTGTCGGGTTAATTTCATGCGACTTTGGCGCGAACTCGCGCAGCATGTTCAAAAGCACATAGGCAGCCACGCGCTCCGACTTGTCCTGCGCCTTTTTCAAGGGTAGCGACCCTTGTTGCAGTACGTGTTCCCACCATTCCGCTATCGGAGGCAACGATCGCGCCTTTTGCGCCTGCAATCCTGCCGTCTGCGGCACCATGCGGGGATGCCAGCCTCTCAGGTCACAGCGCAGCAAGTCATAAAGCATGGCCGCGAGGCCGCCATTCTCCATCTCGGCATTGATCGCCTCAAAATAATCGCGGCAACCGATTTTATCCCCGGACACGTCGAACACCGCGAATCGCCGCTCATCCGCCGACGCCGGCACAACCCATTCCGAATTGGCAGCCATGATCACATGCAGGCGATTGATCCACGGGATGGCGTCAATCCCCTTCTGCTCGATCACGATCGTCGGCTCCGTAAGCATCCCCTTGAGTACCGATTCGCCTTGCTTGTCCCCAGCCCAGAAGGCTTCATCGGCGAACAACAGAAGGCACGAGCGCAAGTGGCCGTTGAACGAGCCGATCAGATGCTTCGGGCTGTACAGTTGCAGCCCGTGCGTCCCGAAGATGCGGCGCAATGCGTTGGCGAACGTCCCTTTGCCGCTCCCCTTGCCTCCGCGGAATACCAGGGCTACCTCGGCGCGCTTGCCTGGATTCTGCACCGCCCATGCGGCCCAGCGCAGGATGTATTCGGCATAGCTGCGCTCCCCGGCGCCCAGCACTTTGCAAATGTGCTCGCGCATCAGGTTCCACTCGCCCGCCATGGGCTGCACCGCGAGCCCCGTCCAGAGGTTGAGAATCCCCCCTGGCAACGACGGCGGTTGATCGGGGATGAGGTCAATTCCCTCGAACGAGCGCCTATGCGGCCACTTGAGCCACTCCCCGCCAAGCGCCGCGCGCTCCGCAGCTCCGGTCTTGGGATTTATCCCTTTGTCCACATAGCGGTTGGAGTAGCGGTCACGGAACGAATTGAATGTCTGGAACGACGGCACTTTGACTGTCTCATCGATCTTGCTGGCAACCCACGACATGACCAGGCACTTGCCGCCGATATCTCCGATCACCGCATACTTTTCATTCAGCTCGATAAGGGGATTGGCCGGCGTGGCAGCGGCCTGGAAACCTGGAAAGGCAAGAGCGTGCCCGTTGATAGCCCGCCCTGGCTCATCCAAGGCGGGCTGCGCTACAACGGTCTTAGTGGGAGTTGCGGATACATCGGAGCGTCCGCAGTCAATTGGCATCACCTCCTCTCTTATCTCTCGCGGCGCCTTGCTTGGCGGCAACCATCCGGGCTGCACGCGCCGCGCTTCGTACACCAGGGTTCCGAAGTCGATATCGGCGGGCGGGCTCGATGCGTAATGCGTCCAACGCGCGTGCGCCGCCCCTTCCCGCCATTTCCTCGATTTCCTCGACCAGGCGTCGAAAAGGTCTGCCCCCTCGGGCAACCCCTCGAGTGCGCGCCAGCACGCCATACCTATGCGATTCCAGGCGTCCCAGCCGATATCTTCGTTAGGAATCACATCCAGCGCCGCCGCCACATCGTCCCACGTCACATTGCGTTGATTATCGAGCGATCGTTGTGCTAGGTTGCGCGAGGAAGCGCGCTCCCCTGCTCGCATCGGGGATGATCCTGGGAACGATCCAGGATTCGTTGTGCGCTTCCCACCTCGCTCCGCAAACCACGCAATGAGCCATTCCGGCGCTCTCGCGAGCGTGTTCTGATTCGCCCATCGGTAGCGATTCCCCGACTTGTGCATCGAGGGCGGCAGCACCACGAGCCCGCCATCGCCCCGGATATCGAGCCCGTTTCCCGAATTGGTCGGCGTCGGCGAATTGACGGCGAAGAGTAGATGCAAGCCACCACCCGATCGGCCGCTCACAACCGCCGCCGTTGGTTCCAGCACCTTACCCGCGGCAATCTGCCGCAACAGGTTGACCCCTTCGGCGGTGTCGATGTCCACCACGGCGATGCCTGAGGCCGCTCCCGTGATCGCGCCGACGTTCGCATTTGGCCATTTTGTCCACCAGGCGACGATCTGTTCGGCGCTGGTTGAGGCCGCGGCGTGCCCTCGCCCTGTTTTGATTCGCGGATGTTTGCCGGCGGATAGGCAATCTCGTCCACGCCGGCAGGTGCAACACTCATCGGCGACACCGTGCAAGGGCAGCACGCGCCAGCCGCGCCCGGCATATTGGAGAGCTGCTTCTAATAGTGGGTTATCGGGCATGATCTCCCCGCCGGTTGACAAGGAGGCACTGGTTCCCTATAGTGGGAATCAGTCGCGGGCGGTCCCCTCCCTCCATCGCGACTTCGACACCTCCAAGACCCTCATCTCCCCGATGAGGGTCTTTTTGTAGTGTCCGGTATTGTTCCTGCGGCGTCAATGATCGTCGTTTGTAACAAACTGACATATTATGTGATAAAATATCTCACGGGCTGGGCGCTACTCCAGCTCCCGCCTCTGCATCCGTAATTGATAGGCGTGTGCACTCCACTCAATTACAAAGCCGCGTGTCTAGCTTTCCACGCCGCCGTGAGACAGGGACTTATTAGCACAGAAAGACCGTGTTTGCCCATCTGTTTTACTCTGTAACAATTCGTGATTGGATTATTTGATTGTTTCAATATAGGTACGGTGTCAGCGCAAGAACTGGCTCCATGGCATATCCATCGATCACTGAGCGCATTACCGACGCCCTGGCGGGCAAGGTCTTGGTTGACATCGGGCAATTCAACCCGGCAGATCGTCGCCGACTTGATAGGGAAGTCCGCGCCGGCCGCCTCGCAAAATGGCGGGGACATTGGTATCCGGATGCTGGCGCGCCGTGGGGTATTGGTCCGCTCAAAATGTGCTGGGGCCTACCCGAGATTCGCGATTATCATGTCAACTTTACGCTAAGGACTGAGGGGAAAAATGAAAGATCATCGTTCGATAGCCGCTCGCGCCCTTCGAAAAGGGGACAAAGTGATTCATCCCGATGAAGGTGAGTGCATCGTTACAAAAATAAGAAAGTCGGACGGAGCCGTTTTTATTCGCACTGCGGATGGACTCGAAGGAACGTGCAGCGCAGAAATATTAAAATGGGCAAATGGAGGGGAAAAATGATGCATTGTTCACTCATAAAACCGCCAAAAGAACAGATGCGCCACTATAACTGGTGTGAGTGGGTTGGGGAATTCGAGCGCGGGGAGCGCATCATCCTTGTTGATGGCGTCCGTTGGGGACGGACGCATTGCACGTGGCATGGTTGCTGGGGCACAAGAATTACAATTAGGCAAGATAACGGCGGTTGTATCGCGGACGAAAACGGTCCAATCGAAATCAGGTCCGGGCGCAAAGGACGCTGGGACGAAGAGTCGACCGACAATAAGGTTTTGAAAAAAGTTCAGGAACTGGTCGCCGCGGGCAAATTGCGTGATCCGAAGATCGTGCAAGCCGAGAACGAAAAAGCAGCCGCGGAATACAGTCGCCGCGCTGCCGAGCGCGACGCGCAAGAGGAATTACAATTCAGAAAGCGCGCATGCGAAGCGTTAGGCCTGAACAGCGATAACGGCTCGGAGCTTGTGACTCGTGTCGTCGCGGCAATGCGATGGGCGCAATCGAAATGAACGGATATGGAGGCTGCGCGATGACCACATGGCTCACCGATGAAAACGGCAACAAATGCTCCGTGGAATATTTCGGCACGCGAGAGGCCGCACAAGTGGCGCTCGATAGCCTGAAAGCTTGCCGGGATTGCACCAACTGCTCGCGCTGCTCGCGCTGCTCGTACTGCTCGTACTGCTCGCGCTGCTCGTACTGCTCGTACTGCTCGCGCTGCTCGTACTGCTCGCGCTGCTCGTACTGCTCGGGCTGCTCGTACTGCTCGGACTGCTCGGACTGCTCGGACTGCTCGGACTGCTCGTACTGCTCGCGCTGCTCGTACAAAAAAAATGTCAAAGAGGGGTCCGGCGCCGCCAGCCTTGGACCTCCACCCATTCCGGTGATTGAGGACATCCATCGTCGCGTGTATGTAGCAGTGTCGGCGCCGCACGCTCTCGACATGAGAAACTGGCACACCTGCAACACGACGCACTGTCGGGCCGGCTGGGTCGTGCATCTGGCGGGCGAGGCCGGTTACGCATTGGAGCAGTTTTTTAATACACCGCTTGCCGCCCAACTGATCTATCGCGCGAGCGGTGCACCGATCAATCCCGGAAGGTTTTACGACAACAATGATGACGCGCTCGCCGACATGAAGCGGCTTGCTGAGCGCACTCTGTGACCGAACCCGAACGCGCGCAAAGGTGGAGGGTCGGCAACAACCTGACGCTGGCGGAGCTGGCGCAGTTGACCGGGTTTTCCATCTCCGCCATCAGCCGATTCGAACAAGGCATGTTCCAGAACCACGGCAAGGCGGGATTTCACAAAATCCCCCAAGCGGCATGGAAACGATATAAGCTCGTGTGCGCGGCAGTGGCGAGCGGAGCGAGCAAGACATTTGATTGGTGAGGAGGGAAGCAGTTATGGCCAAAACACTTTTCAAGCCGGGGACTAAGGTTGCGGTGTGCGTCTCTGAATACGGCATCAATAATTTTAGAGAGGATTTTGTGGATAACGTCTACGAGACTGGAAACTTTACCCTTAAAAGTTATCCACAACAATGGAAGCCAAACAGAGACGGTCGTACTGCGTGGCAAATAGGAGGAGATGTATGGAACAGAAAGTTTATTGAGATTTGGGATGACGCCAGTGATACTAGAATAACAGCCGCCATAGCGACCGCGAATAGAATTAGTCGCCATAGCAAAATTATAAGGCGCCTTGAGTGCTTTCCGTACTCTGCACTCACAGACGCAATGCTTGATGTTATTGAGTCAGTTTTAGATAATTACGAAAAACGGAGTAAAAAATGAAACTGTTAGTCGATTTCATTGTAGGTGCCATTGTCTTGGGATGCGTGCTCGCCGCCGTGCTATTAATCGCAGTGGTGCTCGCGCCATGAAATATCTCGATTTAATTGCAGCCGCTGTTCTCGGAATTGCCGTCACATATTTATTTGCACTGGCATTAAGGCCATGATTCCTTGGCTCCTCACTCACTTTTTCGTTGCCGTGCTCATTTATGGCATCACATCTCTGTTGGCGCGAAGGATGATTAGATGACATTCAAGATTGAAAATGATGTACCACTCTCGCGGCGTGTTAGGGGCGGGCAAGGAGGTAGAAAGCCAAAATATCCATTCGGCGAAATGAAGATCGGGCAATCATTCGCCGTAACAAAAAGATTTAAACAGGTTATAGCTTCGGCTCATAGTTATGGACATTTACGCAATAAAACCTTCGTCGGTCGTTCCGACGGTAAAGACAGCGGCAGGATATGGCGTATAAAATGAGCGACTCATCGCGAAATAAATACGCTTGCCCTACCTGCGGCCATCCCATCCTGCCGAGCGATCCGTTCGCCATCCTCGGGCCGACACAGAGGCGCATATTCAACCTGGTGCATGCCGCCGGCCAGGCAGGCATCAACTCGCAACTGCTGGCGGAACGGGCTTACGCCGGCACCAGCGGAGGAGCTTCGGGCAGCCTGGTCTCGGTCCACATCCGGCACATCAACAACAAGCTGCGCCTGTTGAAGCTCCACATCGTCTCGACGCGCCTGGGGTCCCACGGCGCCAATTATGTCGTTCGACGCTTCGGCACACTCAACGGCGACAGCCACGGGCTGCACAACGGGTATGGCGAGGATAACACGGCTTCCCGGTTGACTGCCGAACAGGTCAAGCGCATCAGGCAGGACGGACGATCCAACCGGACGATTGCCAAGGCGTACGGCGTGGCGGGGCGCACAATCGATCGCATCAAGCGGCGAGAGAGCTGGAAACACATTTGATGGAGGAGGTTGCGCCGTGATGAGCGATCACTGCTTTTGCGACTATTTCGAGTTGCGCGGCCAAATCTACGAGATTTGGTCCAATTCTGGCGATCCTAGCAACCGCTGTCTAGTCGATCCGCGCAAGAACGAGGTCGTCGATACCGACCACGCCTTCGACCCTCCGCTCACGAACGACGAGCTGTTGGCGATCTACGACTACGGCAAGGGGTATTAACGAATGCGCCCTGTCGTAATCGACTTCGAGACGTATTTCGCAGACGACTTCACGCTGTCCAAAATGTCAACGGAAGCGTACATCCGCGATCCGCGCTTCCAGGCTCACGGCGCCGCGATCAAATGGAGCGTCAACCATGCCGCCAAGTGGTATGACGGGCGGCAGCTTCGGCACGTCCTGGCGAACGAGGATTGGTCTGACGTTTTTCTTATTGCTTGGCACGCGCAATTCGACGGACTGATTCTCTCCCATCATTACGGAGTGAAACCGGCGATGTGGGGCTGCCCCATGTCAATGGCGCGCTTGCTTCATCCTCCGCACGGCTCCGTCTCTTTGGACAATATTCGCAAATTATATGGCATGCCGGCGAAGACGACGCCGTACAATCTGTTCAAGAACAAGCGATGGGAGGACATGACGCCCGACGTGCAGCGCCAGGTTGCCGAGGGGGCGGAAGATGAAGTAAAATCGATTTGGTTGTTGTTTCAGAAGTTCATGAGGGAAGGTTGAATAACATGGAACTCCCCAAATACGGGGTTATTTATGCTGATCCTCCTTGGGCTTATGGAGATAAAGGATTCGGCAAGCGACCTGAACAAGCCGAAAGCGGTTCGTTTGCGCCAGAAGCGGGCCGCTATAACACCATGACTATTGCAGACATCGCGGCTATGCCGGTATATAAAATTGCTGATGAAAATTGTGCTTTACTGCTTTGGGCAACGTCGCCGCTGCTTCCAGAAGCGTTGCACGTAATTTCCTCGTGGAAATTTAAGTTCAAAACCGTTGCTTTTTGCTGGTCAAAAATAACTTCGACAGGAAAGGAAGTTGCAAATTTGGGGCAATGGACTATGGGCAACGTAGAATTATGTTTGCTCGCGACAAAAGGATCGCCAAAACGGTTGCGGCGCGATGTAAGACAATTGGTCGTAGACACGCGCACCGAGCACAGTAAAAAACCCGAAGAAGTGCGAACTAGAATCGAAGCTATTTTTGGAAACGTGCGAAAAATCGAACTGTTTGCGCGCACGCGCGCTGCTGGATGGGATTCGTGGGGCAATCAATTATGACCTTCCCCATCGAAGAACTGGAAATCATAGATTCCGTCGTCCAGATGTTCACCAATCCCGTGCTCCGCGCCGACGTGGATTTGCTCGGGAAGGTGTGGACGACCGAGGCGACCAAAAAGCAAGAGCGCATGACGGCGCTCGGCATCACCGAGGCCGACGTGCAATCCGCTGACAAATTCCAGGCGTTGCTTGAAGCCGAAGGTGTTGAGATCGAGTACAAAAAGGGCAAGAACGGCGACATTCCCGCCTTTGCCAAGAACGATGAGTTCATGCAACGTTTGTTGGAGGACGGCGATGAGCGAATCAGGACGCTTGCCGAGGCGCGCATCGGTGCCAAATCGACGCTGTTACAGACGCGCGCCGAGACGCTGGGCTGGATGGCAAGTCGGGGACCTTTGTGCGTTTATCTGCGCTACTGCGGAGCTGCTACCTTGCGCCCAACGGGCGGCGATGGCGCGAACTGGCTTAATTTCAAACGTGGTTCAGATATCCGACGTTCGATTCTGGCGCCGGAAGGCTACCTCCTAGCTCCGATCGATGCTTCCCAGATCGAGTTTCGCGTCGCGATGTACCTCGCCGGTCAGGACGATGTGCTCGATCTGTTGCGCAATGGAGGTGATCCGTACATTGGTATCGCTTCTGAATTTTACGGAGAGCAAATATACAAACCTCAAAAAGACGACCCTCGCAAGCTGGAAATGGAACAAAAAAGGGGAACTGGCAAAGTTGCCCAATTGCAATGCCAATACGGTTCGTCAGGCAAGTCTTTTCGCCGTGCAGTTCGTTCAGGAGCGTATGGTCCGCCGGTCGATATGCCTATTGAAGATGCTAACCGCTTTGTAAAGCTGTATCGTGATACGCATCTCAAAGTGTGCGCCCGTCCAGGCGGCTATTGGTCCCAATGCGACCGCATGATTGCGCGCCTTGCCGGCGGGCCGCCTGTGGAATGGGGACCGCTGACCGTCAAGGATCACAGAATTTACTTGCCAAACGGCACCTTCATGAATTATGAAAGTTTGGAATTTCATCATCCTGGTGCGGACGAGGAAGCAAGGGATTTCGAGCGCAACGGCTACTGGCGCGTGCGCACCAGGCAAGGATGGAAAAAACTGTGGGGATCGAAGCTTACCCAGAATATCTGCGAGGCGGTCAGCCGCGTCATCGTCAGTCAGGCGATGATTCGCATCAAGCGGCAGCATGGCATCCGAACGTTGAACTGGCCGTATGACGAGCTGCTTCTTCTTGTTCCCGATGATTCGAAAGCAGAGGAAGTTGTGAAAGCATGCCGGCAGGAATTGTGCAGGACGCCCGACTGGCTCCCCGGCATTCCGCTAGATGCTGAGGCAACGATCGGTAAGAGGTATAGTAAATAACGCAGAGGAGGTGCACAATGGATATGGACAATCGACAGATGCTTCAAATCCCCGAGCCACGCGAGTACCTTGCGTCGGGAACCATTACTCTGATCGGGGTGCAATTCGTTATCATCGCATCGAGTCAAGAGGAAGCCGAGGCCAAGGCCGAGCGCGGCGAATGGCACGACTACGACATTGCGGGCGCGTCTAGCTCTGACTCCAATATCTGCGCCAGTACGATCAAGGAAAACGTATAACGGCTGGAATGGACCTTGTAGTTGCCTTACATGCAAAACGCATCAAAAATCACTAAACATCCCGAATGGAAAACCTTCCGGTACGTTCCACACTTCCGCGTTGGCGACTTCCTGAAAGCAGGATGGCACGCCACGGGTTCGGACCTGGGGCATCACAACGAGTATTCGATTCTCATGGAGTGGCTGTGCGATTGCAAGATCAATGAGCCCACAATCACATGGGAAGAATTTACGGGCGGGCACAGATATCCGAGAGGAATTGCAAACCAATGAGTGACGAACAATTCTCAACAATTCTCAACGGATGCTGGCGTACCGAAGGATGTCAGAGTCCGGATAAATGTTGGGAGCGAGCTGTTTGTGCTGACGACGGTGTCAGAGCGCTATTGACCCGTCAACGATTTCGCATGATAAAGACCCTGGATTTCTTTGAGATTCCAATTGGAGTGTTTGACCGGTACGAAATCGATTTCGCCGCAGCATACGAAAATTATGGTGCCTCTCCTCATAAGAAATATCCGCCATCTTACAACGATTTAGATGCGCAACGGACAACTACGCAGCAACCAATAACACCGCTTAGTGTTTTCCAACGAGAAGATTGATGCTAACACGAACCCCGTTGCATGAGATCGTTGGTCGGATCGCGCTCGAACCTTGGCGCAAGATTCTGCTCGATGCCGCGGATCGGATTGAACGAAATGGGCATGCTAAGGGAGCTTTAATTACTGAAACCGGAGCACAATGCGCGCTAGGCGCTATTCATAACTGGCGCTTTGACAGAGGGGTCCTCACGGCTAGTCTTCGTACAGATGCCAGTGCATATGCTTCACGTCGCTTAGATCAAATGGTTGGCAACGTTGTCAAATGGAACAACGCCCCCGAACGCACCGCTGAGGAAGTCATCACCACCATGCGCACATGTGCGCTCCAAGGAATCGACAAGGAGAAAACCGATGAGTAACAGTGAGACATTTCCACAATTCCAGCCTCAACCTCCGATGTTCGAAACGCCAGTTGAAACGGCGCAACCTGCGCGGGACGCGCCCAAGCAAGGTCGCCGAGGTCCGCGCAAGGTAGCCGATGCAACGCCGCCCAAAAAGCGCGGGCGCCCCAAGGGATCGCCCAACAAAGGCCCCGCCAGTCCTTCGCCGGATCGGCATCGCGTTGGGCTGGCAATTCCGCTGTCTACGGCTGCAACGGCTCTCGCAGGCTTAGATTCCGCGGAAACGTCGCTGGTCGTGCAGGTGGCCGACGCGATCAACGCGTTGCCGCCGCAGTCGCGCACGAGCGTCGCGACAGCGCTTGGTAAACTGTTTGCGGCGTAGCGTTAAAGATTGGCGAGAGGTTTCCAAGTCTCTCGCATTCTCAAGGCGCAAAAATGAATTATCTCGATCCCGGTCCCATTCCTGCGTTCCTCGACCGGACGCGCTTGATCTATACGTACACGAATCTCAATACTTTCGATAACGTGTGTCCGCATCAGTTTTATCGACGCTACATCGTCAAGGACATTCCTTACGTTGAAACCGATGCGATGCGCTGGGGCAATCAGGTCCACACCGCATTTGAGCATCGCTTGGCCGGCGGCAAGCCGCTCCCTGTCGAGATGCAGCAATGGGAGCATTTCGCCGAACCGTTCGACAACCGGACGGTCAAAGTCGAGATAAAACTGGCGATCGATTCAAACGGTGCTTCCGTCGGTTATTGGGACAAGGCGGCATGGCTGCGTGGCAAGATCGACGCGGTTGTGCTGA